AACAGTATATTAACAGTATTCTTACTTCTATTCTTACAGTATATTAGCAGTATATTAGCAGTATATTAACAGTATATTAACAGTATTCTTACTTCTACTTTTGTAATATATTATTAATATATCACAAATATTATTGGGAGAGGTTGTCTTAACTCAATCTGTGGGCCTTTGTTTAGGTTCATCCTAGTTACGGGCGGAGGGACTTCCATGAAAAATCTTCCTTGTTGGTTAAAGACATTGGTGTCGAATAAAATTCAGTCTTGGTATCTTCTCATGCAAAACGAGTTTTCGGTCAAGGTTGTGAAGAAGAGTAACTCAACCCTGATGAAGATTGTTGCGTTTATTCTGGGTATAGTGAGAAAGATCATTCCTGGGGTTTGTTCAAGCAAAGAGTTCATGGACGACTTCACGACGACTGTGTATGGCACGGTGTATGTTTCGTTTGATGTCGGGGAGTTAAAGGACGAAGATTATGTTGAAGAAATTTCTCATATGGTTCATGAATTTACGCATGTTGAACAATTCAGGCGAGAGTTTTTGATGCCGCTAAAATATATCTTCTCTTCGTATTGGAGGATGAAGTATGAGGTTGAGGCCTTTTGTAGGTCTTTTGAATACCTATTCAGGTCTAAAGCGGACAATGTTGACTTTTTGTTCATTCTCAATTCGAACTTAGAGAGTCTCAAAGATGCTTATGGTGTTGGGGAGGAAAACATTCGTATCGCGAAGAAGTTGATGCAGACCTCTCTGCTCAAGATCCAGAACGGCTCAGAACCAAAAACAGAGCTTGTGATGAAGGCTATTGAGTTTTGGAACTGCGTAGACAGGAAGTGATTCATGACCCCGCTACAGGAAGAGATCCGGTTTTATCTCACAAAAATTTTAGGTAAGACTGCGCTGTCTGAAGAAGAACTAGAACAAGACATTCGTGAATTTTCAATCATAGATGAGATGAGGGTTAAGTGCAAAGTTACTGATGATTTCCTCAAAGTTATGCACAGAATGACCCTAGAAGAGTTGATTTTATTAAAGCTTGAATATAGTTCGAGAAGGACGAAAACAATAATTCCGTTGAAAATGTTTCGAGTTATTCAGCAGGCAATGGAATTTATCATAGTTAAATACGCTTTATCGCGTTACGCAACGCTGGATGAAGTGTGTGCCTACTTGGGTATTAAGCCGAAGGAGTTAGAGTCAGTGAAAGATTCAATTCTTCGAGTCCAGGTGGGAGAAAGAAGGGAAGAGCCTTGAAAAGTTTTCGGCAATTTACGTATAAAGACATTGTCATCAAAATTCACAGAATGGTCTTTCTGATCCCCAAGCTGGCTCCGTTGGATGTGTTGGAGAAGTTCTTCTCTATCGTTCCTGAGACCGTGTATAAAGGGTTTTTGAACAAGATGTTGATTGGCCACTTCTCTGAATTGGCAAAGCACAAGAAAACTGCTGGGTATAAAAACGGGACCATTTTTGTGTCGTCTTTTCTTGAAGAGGGGAATCACGAAAAGAAGTATGGTCAGCAAAACCCGAATGTCGAACTCTTGAAAAACCTGATTCATGAAACAGGACATGTTTTTGAAGAGAATTATTATGACATGCTGAATATGAGTCCTGCTCTGAACCAGGAGTTTATTACGGCAAGAAAGAAGGTTTCTGGAATCTTCGGGAGAGAACAAGACTCCTGGGTCGTTGATCCCCGGAATGATTCAGATGCAACGTCTTTCTTGGACGAGGTGGGGTTCAATGTTGTTCGAGCCAAAACGATAGGGTTTATTCCGAACCCGAATTGCATACTCAATATTTCAGAGTTTATTGCTTATTGCTTTGAAGAGTATGTATTACGCGACAAACCAATGGTGGAAAAATTATCTCCAACCATTTTTGCGATTCTCACAGAGGTTTTTCATGACTGACCAAAAGAAATTCAAAATCGTCCTTTTGAAAGAAGAATCTGACCTGATCGTTGTGTCTGTGTCTTGCACTCCAAGGGTCCCCAAAGGCCCCAGGATTCGTTACGACATCGGGGAGATAGTCTCTGCTATCCGGGAAGAGTATCCCAATGTAGGAGACTATATTTTCGGAGCAACTCTGATTAATTACTACCCAAACAAGACGGAAGCTCAATTCGGGTTCAAAACAAAAAAGAAGATGTTGTTGCTGGAAGACAAGGGGGTTTCTCTTCCTTTCGAGAAGAAAATGAAGAAGAAGAACTTCCAGTCTTTAGATGAAATTGTTAGACCGTTCAGTGATTTGCAAGAATCAACGGAACGTGAAGCAGAATAATTTCATTCAATACGAATAATCGCTTGACAACGTATTGGATGTGCGCTAGAAAGTAATATTACTGAGTTTTGCCGGTCGCAACCGGAGAACAAATTGCGTCACCAAGGAAGGTTGCGATGGAAAACTTTTGCTTATCGGAAGAACTCACGAATCGGGCGAGAAAACCAGACCACATTTCTTTTTCGTCTTTCAAAATCTTTAATCAATGCCCTCATAAGTTTTATTTGATGAAGGTTGTTAACGCCTTTCCTTATTTGGCGAACGAACATACCATTCTTGGTTCCGGGGTTCATGGGGTCATGGAATATGTGTTCAATTGTAAAAAAGAAGGGACTCAAGTCCAATCTTCCAACTTCTTGAGTGTATATCGAGAAGTAGCGGAGAAGGAAGTCGCCTCGGCTGAAAAGAATGGGAACCCGATGAATGAGTCTCAACTACTGAAGATTTTTTCGGTGGACAACTCATTCTTGAAGAGCGTAGTTTCCAATGTTTTGTTCGATGTTGGTGATGTTGCAGAGAACTTTCTTATCGAAGAACAAATCAATTATCCCTTAAATTTTTTGGTCGAAGATACCGACATTACATTCGAATACCATATCGACTTGTCTTATGATCTATATGGGAAAAAAGTGATTCGGGATTGGAAAACAGCATCGAAATTGTGGGATGAAGCAAAGCAAAGCGATTTCTGGGGTACGACGGCACAGTTACTTCTGTATAAGTTCTTCTTACATAAGCAGAAGGATATTGCTCCCCAGGATATTAGAACAATTTACAGCATCTTCAAAAAGACAAAGGCGTACAGGGTCCAGCATTGGGAGGCAACATACAGCCAGGGTCAAGTCCGAGAAATGCTTGAGAGGATCCGGGCCATGGTTGTTGCCTGTGAAGAAATGAAGTTTGAACGAACATACCAGTGTGTTGATTACGCTGGCTTCCAAGGTGCGATCATGTGCCCTGCATTTGATAACAAGGAGTTGTGTGATGGTTGCAAAAAAAACATTAAAGCTCTCTGAACAAGCCATTGGTTCTGTGATGGTTGCATTGACAAATGCATTGATTTTGGTGCAGATGGAGGATGCCGAACCAGAGTCTATGGATGTGTCAAAGATGTTAGCAAATTACAAATTGGTAATTAATGAAGATGGAGACTTGGATGTCCTGAATCCGGTCATCCCGTTCTCTATCGAGACTCCGGAGAAGATTGATGAGTGACTCCCCGTGGAAGCCTGCATGGACCCCAAAGAGGGTTGATGAAGAAGAAATCACAGAGGAAGGGCTGCGCCGCCGTGTAGCCCAACATGTTCAGGAAGCGAAAATCGCTTTAGACTCAGATAAACAAGAGAGAAAGAAGGCGGCGGAACAACCTTTGGAGAAGAAAAATGACTGCTTATGAAATTTCCACCGTTTTTACTTGGGCCGCAATTATCGGAATCGTAGCCAAATATTTCATTGATTCAGGAAACATCAAACAAAAGTTCCGGCGCTCTAAGGGGGACTTATCCTCGGTCAAAGAAAATCTTCAGTTAGTCAAAGACGGCATTATTACATCTGAATCGAAAACAAAGAAACATCTCGCAAATCTTGCCGATACTCAAGAGAAGACGCTGAACAATTTCTCTTCAGCACAGACAAAAGAACTGTCCGAGATGAATTCGCATCTTCGGGACAAACTTCTTGAGTATGGAACTCAGATTGCGGAACTCCACTTCAAAATCAGGGAACTGGAAGAGAAGTATCAGTTGAATGCTGTTGAACTCCAAGAGGTAGAATATAGTTTGGAAGAACTCAAAGAGGTCTTCGGAACATATTACGCATTCTTGACAGAGTTTGCGGAAGAGTTTGGATTAGATAACAGCAAGTTGTATCAAGAACTTATGGCCAGGACGAAAGCCATCTATGAGTTGGTGGAAGAAGTCGTTGGTCGGATCCATGGGGGAACTAATGGCCAGAGCAGCCAAGGTAGTCAAAACGGAGTCAGAACGGTCGCAACAATCGGCAAGGTTAAGGCGGGTTAAGCGCAAGAAGGGTCCGTCAAAGAAATATTTCACCAAAGATAACGAGGATGCCATCGTTGCTTATATCGGGGAGAAAACCCAAGTAAAGCGTGATATTTTATTCAACACGATGATTTATCCCGTGTTTTGTGAAATCATCAACAACATTGTTAACGTCTACAAGTTCAATTATTTGCCGAACTTGGAAGACAGGAAAATGGAATGTGTTCGGCTCCTTGCTGAGAAGATCCATTACTTTGATCCAAATTTAGGTAAAGCTTTTTCTTATTTTTCTGTTATTGTTAAGCATTGGTGGTTAAACGAGGCAAAGAAGTACAAAAAGACATCTTCCGAAGAAGAGGTTTTTGAAGAACAAATATCTGTCATGGAAACCCAAGAAGAAGGGGCTGAGGACCTTTTGATTCGGGTCGAGAGTTGGCAGGAAGATGTCAGGATTAGGCTTTTGGCTCTTCATGATTTAGTTCGAAGAGACACAAATCTTCATCTTGTTGTCAAAGAGATTGTTGACTTCTTTGATGTTTATCAAGACATCGCCGTTTCGTCATATACCCGCAAAGCCTTCGTTACCCACGTCTCAGAAAAAACAGGACTTAGCAAGCAACAAGTTCTTAACTCGCTTTATAGATTGAAGAAAATGCAGAAAGATGAATCTTCTGAAGAAGAATTCTAATTAGCCAACAGAGGGTTGTTGGCCATGCCTAAAAAAAAGAAATTAACAAAATCAGAGGTCTCGGATTTCCTTCGGGAAGATCGGGAACGAATTGTTGCTCATCTTGAAAGCTTTGAGACAATGGCCAAATTTGCCAAACTTGAGGGAGGGAGCGAGGAGCGTAGTTTTTATGTTTATCATGGGTCCCGTTCAGTTAAGATGCTTGAGCTTTTGTTGAAGAGTAATGAAGCGATGATGCGTTTTGTTGAAAAAGACAATCCAGAGGAAGAAGTTAATGTTGATGCATGGAAAGAAATTCAGGATGTAGAGCCTGCATCTATTGATGATTCTGTTTTTGGTGATTCATGACATTTCGCACTTCAGGAGCGACAACTGGTTTCGGAAACATTCTTGATTCCATCAAGAGCGATGCCAGAGCAAGGCAAGGAAAAGAGGGAGAAACCCGAGAAGGCCTTAAAGTCGGAACCGTTCTTTATGTCTTCAAATCAGGGGAGAAAATCCCTCCTTTATCGAACTGGTCCGCAGGGGAATCTGGGGACGACATGGTTCGGATGATTTGTGTTGTTCCCGGGATTACAGATACGATTCCCCCTTTTCTTGAGGAGGATTTTCAGAAAAGTCTTCAGAACCAAATGACATCAATTGATGTGTTCAAAAGTTCTCTTGGACGATTTCCTGTTTTTGTTGCGAGGAACAAAACCCTTCCCATCCCTCTTCCTGGGGATAGTATTTTTGTCTCGTTTTTAGAACTTCGGGGTGTTACTTATGGAGTTTATGAAGATTATTATCTGAAGGCTGTTTTTGCTGCTGTTGATCCCGTAACAGGACTACCTCTTCCTCCTGGGACCCCCGGTGCTGTTCCAGGTCCTTTGGGCGCTGGGGGCGGGAATGCAACGACCCGAACCCTAAAAAGGTCTCCCGAACTGGAAGCCATGGCAAAGGCGGGAGGGGCTGCGGGCTACTTTGCAAGATTTAAGTTGGCGTATAATAAAGATGCGTTTCGAAACAACATGGCGAAAACAATGAACGAGTTGAAACAGTTTGGTGATTCTGAAAGAAAGAAGTTGGCCTTCAAAATTGCTGCATGGGATGGTGTTATGGGCGGGGATTATCATGCAATTATTCCAGGTCCTCCAGAGAAGAGAGAAGGGTTTGATTGTATCGGACAGAATTCCAAGGTTTTGGCCATTGCACATTATTTGCACAAAGGAGTTTCGTATATGCACCCATTGGGTCGAAAAGAAAAGCCGCTTCAACTCATTAAAGAAGGCAAATTTGTTTATAGCGGGTTTATTCATTATCTAAGCTTTGAAGGGTCGAATGATTTAATTTATGTAAAGTCAACAGCGGCGTTAACAAGTCTTCCTTTGGGCGCAGCAGGTATCAGTAAAAGATTTGGGATGAGGGGAACCTATGTTGCCACATTTGGCCACATTTATACTCTTGTTGATACAATTGGAGAATTCACGATTTGGTGTGAAGGAAGAACAGCAAAAACAACCAGGCTTACTGTTATGGGGAAAAATGGACAACCGGCGGATTTGGATCTTTCTACAACGGAATGGTCGGGAATGGACGAGGGTGCTGTGGGCAGAGTTACAAATGCGTATTCTCAGAAGTATTGGCCAAACAAAAAAGGCACACCTGAATCCAACATTCCATATGCATATATTGGTGTATTAAAGGAGCCCTGGTAATGAACAAAGAGGACAGAAACAATTTTAGCCGACTGGAAGAGACCGGGGCAGATCCTTCTGTTTATGGGGGAATATTCTCGGGTCAAACGATAGAACCTATTGTTGAATATATCTCATCAGATGGAGAAAAAATTTATAAGCATGGTGATTCGTGGATTGTTTTTGGTAGGGATAGAAACGAAGGAAGGGATAGTGGTTATGGCGGAAGAGGAGATGCCAGGGCGTTTTCGATGGATATTGTTGTGGGAAGAACCCCGGCATTGTTTACTCCAACAACAACAGAAGCCCAGTATGTAGATCCAAATTTCTTCATTGATGCCGCCAGAGTTTTTCTTTCTCAGAAAACGAATCTGGATGAGTATTTTCATATCAATGGGGAGAATATTGAAGAACGCGGAAAAGCTGGAATTGGCATCAAGTCAGATTGTGTTCGAATCATTTCGAAGAACTCGCTGCGTCTTGTCACGATGGATGAGGATGTTAATTCACGCGGTGGAACAATCAACAAGAAGTATGGAATTGAACTTGTTGCAGGAAATGATTATGACGCGCTTCAACCCATGGCTCTTGGTCAAAACTTAGCAGAAGCATTGACCGGTATGTTAAAGTTGATTGACCAACTCTCCACCGTTGTTGATACATTTGCGAACATTAATGTGACCTATTTGAACTCAACCAGCGCCCACTTTCATTATTCTCCGTTTAATGGGCTTCCAACAACCCCATCGGAACTTGAAATCACTTCTTGTGTTACTGCGGTCTCTGCTTTACTGACTCAAGTCTCAGCAACGATAGCCCAGTTAAAAATGAACATGGCCAAATATCAAATGAACTATCTTTCTTCCAGCGGGGAGAAATCGGTTCTAAGCCCTTTAAATAAAACGAATTAGGTGCATCTTGGATTTTGACAAATTGGACCAACAAACGAATGTAATTGAACCTGCGCCATCCACTACTCCTAAGACTGAAAACGTCAACAATGAGGATGGTACTCAAACTCAGAGAATTGTTGCTCATTCAAGTGCTTTAGTTGAGGTGTCTAACTCTTTTCGGTATCATTTTACGAACATCATCACAGAGAAGACTCTGGGACCTGAACCTAGTGTAAAAAGGTTTTTGGAAAACGAAGAACAGTTAATGGGTCCGCTTGAAGAGAGTGTGGTTAACAACCTTTTTTCAGCAATGAGTGTTGCGTCTTCTTGGGGTTTAACCGCCACTCCAATTTTTACAACATCATCCCAAGAACTTCAAGATTCTGTTGATCGGTTTGAGGCTCTCTGTTCTCGCTTCGAAAGAGAGAAGACGGACCAACTTTCGAAGAATAGAGGAACAACGACTCCAAAGTTTTCGTTCACCGATTTGGCCGCAAAAGTCAGAAAAGCACATACCGCATTAGAAACATACTTGAAAGAGTCTTTTTCTTTTGAGATGCGGGAGTTGATTGTTTCAGGAGACTCTGGAGACTACACGTTCTTTTGTTTTAATCCCGAACAGAGGGTTTCTGAAGACGTGGCGAATTCTCGGTTTATTGCCTGTGAAATCTCTTTTACTGTGCTTCCTGAAACAACATTTCGAGTTGATGAGTTGTTCGAACTTCAGAAAGAAGGAGATGACCCATCTACTCCAATTCCATTTGAAAATTGGTTTGAAATTCGATGTGTTAAGTTCAGGAAAGAAGAAATTGCTGAGAGTTTAATTCCTGGAAACTTTGTGGATTTAGCAAGCGTTGTCAATATTGTGGTACAAAGAAACCAACTCCTTGGTGACTACAAAAAATTAAGGGCTGAGTTGGTTGATGATTCAATCCGGAACATCTGGGAACAATTCTATAGCATCAAGGAGAACTTTTTAGGTGATGGAAAGAACTCATTGACCTGGGAAGACTTTTGTGCCTATTATGTTCGTCCCCCTATCACTGTTGTGGAAGAAAAAGAGTGGAAACCGTTAAAGAAAGACTTAAAGTCTCTTGATGAAAAACTCAAGGAAGACAAGAAAATCTATGATGCAAAAGAGCGAAAGAAGATTGCGGAGAAAAATAAGGGGAAGAGGGACGAAACTGATTCTGGTTTCTTGGAAGATTTGAAGCGGGACATCAAAAGCACAAAGGACCTCGATTCATTGTTCGCCGCATTGAACAAAACGAAACTGGGCGCATTTGCGAAAGCTTCATTTGATTGTCTTCATCAAGTGTCCATGTTTTCAAAAGACGAAACCAATCCAGAAATCTTTGACCCATTTTCATCAGCAATACCGGACATTAAAGTTCCAAAGTTTTCGTTTCCTGAAACCCCGGTAACAACAGGACCTAGCCAAAATATTGCTCCAATGGCGTTGGAACAAATCAAAAACATGGCGTTGCAAGCCACGTTGTCCCAGTTAGATTCATTTTTTACTGTAGAGAAATGTGAAGATTTCAACAAGTTTTTCAACAAGAATGCTTGGAACGCGCTGAAAGATTCGTTACAAGCTGCGCTTAAAAAAGACTGGGACAATTTTATGACGGCCATCCAATGGCTGTTTGATGAAGCATCCTGTTTTTCTGCGGAAGAAATTTTGTCTTTGTTTTATAAAGCAGCAGACATTCTTCCACCTGAAAAGGTTGTTGCTTTGATTCAAGGAAGTTCCAACGGTCCAACACCATTAGAACTTGCTCAACTTTCGTACCTCGTTCTTGGCTCAGAGAAACTAAGTCGCTGTGGCATCCCCTCGGCCTCGCTGGTTGCGTCCGTTGCGGCGGAGATATCGTTCTTCCGCCCGAGGCTTGTGGATGAATTACAGGCGGTTATAGACAGCCCTCCGCAGGACTTTACTTTAGAGTCCAGAATCAAATGCGAAACATCGTATGAAAACTTCATGCAATGGCTGCTGGATAATGGGGTTCCTGTCGATACGGTCCAGTGTATGATGGACAACACAAAAGAGGAGAAGACCAGGTTCTTGCGGGGTTTAGAAAGGTACATCAGAAACAACGGGAAGTCTGAGGTTGAGTCTCCGTTTATTCTTGATTCGTCAATAGAAAACACGATTACCCAGATGTGTAGGTCTGAGTTTTCAAGCGTTTTTGATGCTTTCTCAAAAAATGTTGCAGACTATCCTCTGTTTTTGACGCAAGGAACGGGGGCTCAATTCGGAGTAACAAATGAAGATGTAGCATTCTTGGACACTGTATCCGGGATTAATGTTAACGCGGCGAAAAAAGTTGTGGGATTTGAAGACACGACACAATCATATTCATCAAAAGACCCGTATGAATTGATTCCGTTTCTTGAAATTTTGAACGATGTCTTTAAAAAACCGGCATTTTATGACCCGCTTTTTCCCAACTATGTCTCCTTTACTTGTGAGTCAAAATTGAATGACTCAGGAAACGAAGAGGTATATGAACTTTCTTACAAAGATTTTACAATGTCTTTGTCGAAGTCCTTCGGCCCGATGCGTAGGCATAAAAGGGTACTGCGTTTCGGTGTTAGCGACATTGAATTTGGTGGAGTTCCGTTTTCTGGAGACGAACCGGCATCTTTTGTTGCTCCAGCATGGAGTAAGATGTTTGCTGACATTGTGGTTAATTCCCTTCCTTCACGAGAAGACGAATACCGAGAATCTTGGAACTCTGCACTGATACGGGGAATTTCTACGCAAGTCAAAATTTCGTTTGTTGACTTTTTGGCTGAACAGGTTCGAAAGTCAAAAATTGGTCAACCTTTTTATTTTGAAACCCCGGAGGGGTACAAACCAATATCTTCTGTTGAAGTTCTTGCAAAAAAAATGAGAATGGTTCCTGGTGAATCTTGTGATGAAGGGGATGCCGTTTTTGGTCGGGATGCATTTTGTAACAAAATTACGAATTTTGTCAAGGAGGAGATGAAAAGGATTCGGGAATATCGGTATGATTTAGTCACCCCAATTGGAATGTCTGAATTAGCCCCGAGGGTTGCGGCGATACACTTTCTTCTTGGAACTCCATTTTTGGCGGAAATGTTTCAGTCCTATAAATCATCGGATCGGCTTGTTTCCAATTATATTTTGTGGAAGTTCCCGGAACTTCAAGATGAGTTAGGGAAACATACAGACCATATTCGGATTTTGACGGATCCTGTTTTTACGCAAGACGATTATCGCAGGGCCAATGGGTTAGATGACGAAGAGGTCATTGATAATTCGGGAGATGAAGCAGCGAAGGAGTCCGTGGCGGGTCGGTATCAGGCCAGAATCTCGTTCCCCTCTTTGAGCCATCTAAAAATGTTGGATAAAACACAAAGCAATTTTGAGGCAATATCATCTGGGTTTGCGAACCTGCTTAACTCAAAAACCACCTGGATTCGTTCCTGGGTAGACTCCCTTCCCTTTTGGCAGGTTTCGGGGTATCAGCCAAGTTTAGGTTTGTTGTCCTTTGATTTCAAAAAAAGAGTGATGTTTTCTTTGGGTGTGGAATACTTTTTCGGAGAATGGAAATGTGTAAAAATTGAAGGAAACGACATAATTTGGAGAGGCGAAAATTTATTTGTCAATTATAGCCAAAACGAACTTAACACAACAGGACAAAATGGTTCTAACCCTTCAGTGCAGAAGTATCGCGTCACCTTAAATTTGAACATTTTTTCTCAGAGCGTTTCCAACGATTTTCGGATGGGCCAAGGAAAACCGTTTCGGTTAATATCCCCAATTGTTTCTGTTGAATTTAGAAAAGGGCAAATTGTTTCTGAGTTAGAGCTTTTTGCTGCAGCCAAGGAAGCAATTTCCAACAGTCCTCGAATGAGGCAAGTTCTTGAAGAATACCTAGGGTTTGGAGAGTTGTTTGAGTTATTCAATGTTTTTCTTTTCGAATTGACGAACAGAACAACAAACTTTGGGAGATTTTTGGGTGACGGATTAACTTTTGTTCCTGAATCACAGGGTTCACTAAAAGAGCAAGAACAAGCGTTAAATTCGGTTGCGTCGGACACGTTTGGCATTTTAAGGTCAAAGTTTTCTGTTAGCGACATTCAAAAAATGGCTCTAAAAATGGCGCTCAAGACTCCCTATTTGATTTTTAAGAGCCAGGTCGAGATGGTGGATCCTGTTATCAGGAAGGCGCGCAAAATTGTTGATGAAGCAAAAATGAGGGGTACAAAGTTAGATTTTGCGAAGGTTGCGTTGATTGATTTACGACCTTTAAATTTATGGTCTGTTTTGGCAAAAAGCCCTCCGATTACCCCGGCGGGGATGCTGTATGTCCTCTTAGAGAGGAAGAACAAATCATCAGAGGAATTTGCGGCCTTAACTGACCCAGAAGAGTTCCCGGAAATTTTAGTGGAGGGCGGGTTACCTATGGTTTACGGAAAAATGTGCGTGAAGCGTTCTAGCCCGGTTCCAGAAAGAGATCAGAATGCGCAGGTTGCTTCTTGCCCGACTAGTTAGTGCGGGAGTCATAGATGGATTATTCGCCCCGCTTGCCACTAAAATATGAAACCTCCTCCGGGAACTATGAAATGATCACGGACCCGATTGAGGAAATTCGGCAGAACTTGAAGATGATTGTTTTATGTTCTAAGGGAGACAAAGTTGGTCAATACGCCTTTGGCGCAGGTGTTTTTGAGGCGTTGTTCGAACAGAACGCATCAGTTGTTGTTCAGCAAAAAATAGCTGAAATTCAAGACCAAGTTGCTAGGTATCTACCACTTGTTGTGTTGAAGGATGTTGAATTTAACTTTGAGACGATTAAAGCGTTTGACGTCAACCAAAATCGGGGTCCTGATACATATCTCCCTGGATGGGTTGTAAGAATTTACTTTTCTGTTCCAGAATTCGGGTACGACGACTTCATGGAAATGTAGGGGCCAGACATGGCAGATCCGAAGCAAATTTACACCTCCAGAGATTTTGCGAATATTCGCCCGGAACTTGAACAGTTAATCAAGCGGTATTATCCAAACGCATATAAAGACTTTTCCGCTTCCAGCTTTAACTCCGCTATTATAAGCCTTCTTGCTTATTTAGGAGATAAGAATAATTTTTATATTGATTATTATAATAATGAAGCGAATTTGTTTACTGCAAATAATAGAGAAAGCATTTATAAACATGGGTATAGTCGTGGTTACGTTCCGAATGTGGGTAATACGGCTGTTGGCGGAATTTCTCTGTTTGTTAAAATCCCTGCAGATGGAGCCAGTGTTGCTCCGGATCCAGACTACATTCCATCCATCAAGTCTGGTGCGTCTTTTTCTGCGGGGTCCCAGAGTTTCTTGTTGGTAGAAGACGTCTTCTTTTCTGGTGGTGAAGTGCGTGTTGGTGATGTTGATCCAAGCACGGGGTCTCCGACAAACTTTATTATCAAGAAAACAGGGAACGTCATTTCTGGCGAGTTTGCCGAAGAGATGTTTGATATTAGTTCATTTGAATCTTTCTTAAAACTTAGGTTGCAAGAGCAGAATGTGGCGGAAATTATTTCTGTTGTTGATTCTGAGGGAAATGAATATTACGAAGTAAAGAACTTGAGCCAAAACGTGATTTATATGGCATCGAACCCCGAAGGAATAGGCACAGAGAACAGCCTAAAGATGGTTGCCGTTCCTCGTCGTTTTGTTTTTGGTAGGGACGCAAATGGTGTCTTTCTCGTGTTCGGTTCAGGATCAGACTCAATTGATTGGGAGGTTGTCACAGAGACGCCTCAAGTTGTTTTCAACATGACGGGGAAGTCTTACATCCCCAGTCAACTTTTTGATCCATCGGTTCTTGTGTCTCATGATAAATTTGGAATTGCTCCAGAGAACACGACATTAACCATCACTTACCGGAAGTCTAGCGTGTCGGATGTGAAGGTTGGTGTTGGCGGGCTAAATTCTATTGTGGATGCAGAATTTCAGTTTGCAAACGAGGCGTCTTTGTCCCCTGGAACGATGGGGGAAATTATTGCATCTCTTGAGGTGAAAAACGAGGAACCTATTGTTGGATATTATGTTTATGAGAGTAACCAAGAACTTAAACAGAGAATCATTGATTTTTCTTCGACTCAAGGAAGAATTGTTAACCTGAACGACTATAAGGCATTTGTTTACAACATGCCAAGAATGTCTGGGTCAATTAAAAGATGTAACGCAACACAGGTCGAAACAGGTTCTGGGCCAGAGATTCATCTTTTTGTTTTGTCTGAAGATGAAGATAAAAAACTGACGGCAGCAAACTCCGAAGTGAAAAAGAACTTGGCCACATGGATTTCAGGAAACAAACTTGTGTCAGATGTTGTGAAAATTTTTGATGCGTATATTGTCAATCTTGGTATTGAGTTTGAGTTTATTGCGGTTCAAGGAAAAATGAAACAGAGAGTTAAAAGTGAGGCCATTGATGCGGCAAGATTGTTCTATTACAATACGTTAGACATTGGTGAACCCTTCAGCATCTCTGCCTTGTATAAAGTCCTTCATTCTGTTCCGGGGGTATTGGATGTAACCAGGGTTCATGTTTTTCAGAAAATTGGTGGGGACTATTCTGATGTCCCTTATAATCTTCAGGCACATAGAGGCCAAGATGGGCTTCAATATAACGCGCTTCAAAATGTTATTTTTGAGGTAAAGTTCCCATTGCAAGATGTTACCGGTGAGGTGCGCTAATGATTCTTCGCTTCAACCCAATCAAAGACGCAACAATTACCAACGCACAGGATGAGTGGTTTGTTGAGGCGCACGAGGATGCGAACCTTGGCGGGAGCGACATTCTTGAAACATATGCTCTGTACGACCGAGATGGAAATGAGTCTATGGAACTGTCTCGTTTCTTGGTTGGTTTTGATTTCCCTGCAATCTTTACGGACCTTGGAACTATTGATTTCGACAAAACAAAATTTGTGTTGAAATTCACAAATGCTCCGCACGGAGAGACTCTCCCTATTAATTTTTCATTAGAGCTTCATCAAGTTACAACGGCATGGGAGGAAGGAGAGGGTTTAGATTTTGAGACACTTTCAGATACAGGCGGGGTTTGCTGGACGAATGCAACTGATGCGTTGGCCTGGACCACAGATGGTGGAGATTTTTCTGTTGGAAGTAAAACGGTTACATTCGCGGATGGAGATGAGAATCTCGAAATTGATATTTCTGATTGGGTCGAGAATTGGTACGCCCATCCAGAAGCAAGTCTTGGAATTTTAATCAAATTTCCTGATGCAATTGAGACCGGTGATACAAGCTATTTTACGAAACGATTTTTTGCTAGAACCTCAAACTACTTCTATAAAAGACCCATACTTGAGGTTCAACTTGACGATGTGGTGTCTGAGTATCGTGAAGAGGGAAGAGAACGGTTTCGTTTAGATTCTGTTTTGTATGCAGCAACAGACAATTATTTGTATTACTATAATCGTCCTCGTCATGAGTTAGAAGACATCCCCAACAATGGAGATGGGGACCCGATCACGATTACGGTCAACTTAGAAAACGAAGACGGTACTGGCGTTGTTACTGGGCTTGTTCCTGAGTGGGTTGCAACAGGTGTGTACCGAGTTGCCGCCAGGTTGCCTGCAACCTATCCTGATGCAACTGGGTTTGATAAGTGGTATATTACGGGTGTGGCGGCTGCGTTTTATTGTGGCACCTTCAATATTTGTGGAGAAGCGAATACGACCTTTAGTCCACAGAAATCAATTCTAAGCATCAAGAATCATAAACCTGCTTATTACTTCGATGAATTTTCCAGGTTGGATGTTGACGCGGTTCCTTATGGGTGGAACCCAAATGTTTTTGTTTCGTATTATAGTGATGGGCGTGCTGAGAAGTTGAAACTCCAGGACACGTATTATCGGGTAACTCGTGACGTTGACAACTATATTGTCTGTGCTCCCTCTTATCAGGAAGAGGAAGATCATACAAAACTTTCTTATGATGACGAAGGGAATTTCTTCAATTTCAAATTTTCTATTCTCGAACCGGGGTACATGTACACATTCTCCTTTGTGACATTGATTGACGGGAAGTTTTATTTCCACCCTGAGCAGTTTAAGTTCCGGGTCGAAAAAGACAAAGTCCGCCATTCGTAAGGAACCACAATGATTTCAAATTATGCCTCCGTTACAAGGTGGAACGAAGACAGCGCCAATGCCAGCAACTGGTTCCAAATCGATTTTTTGGATCCCGCAGATTTCGCTCGTTATGGCCTAGCTCAGGAATACTATGAAAGTGGCCTTGAGTATTTGGTCACGACATTTCCTTATGACAAAAGCTGGAAGGAAAAGCAGGAGTGGTATGCGGGGCTTACTCTTTGTGACAAGTATCTTTATCATAATCTGTTAGAGTCGTCAAATGGGTGTGCTGTGTTTTCTCCTGCGGGTTGGGGAGCAAGAATTGGAGCGCCTGGGGATTATGGCGAGCCTGCAGTAAAAGAATACATCAGTTTTTTTGGTGGACCCCACAACCCAAACTCTGAGTTTGACACATCCAACATTGTTAACTCGACGAAGAACTTGGTCAGTAACTTGTCGTTTGGTGTGGCCAACACAATTGAGTTCTTCATGAAGAGGGACCAGAATGCTGATCCTGTAGGGACCACTGCATATGAGTGCGTTTGTGACATCCGGAACAGGGCGGTATATGGTGCGGCGGGGTTCTCTGCGATTGAGGCTTTTGTCCATCAACCCGACATTGTCACAACTCCAACTTTTGAAGTGATAGTGACGAATAGTCTCGCCTCTCTCACAACCGTTTATACAGGGTCTGAGGTAAGTGATGGGTTGTGGCATCATTTTGCCATTACTTTGACTAGCGATGCAACCAACACGACGGTAACAATCTTCTTGGATGGAGAAGAAGTTGCGAGCAGTTCTGTTGCAGCAATTTTTGCAACAAACATTGAGGCCGATCTTGTTGGATTCCTTGGCGCTTCTCAAACTAGGGATGGGGTGTTTCCTCTTGGCTCGTGCAAACTTCAGGCGACATTGGATGAATTTAGGTTTTGGAAATCGGTTAGAACCCAAGACGAAATTAAACTGTTTTCAAGGTCTTGTGTTTTTGGTGGGACGAACACGTCGGATGAAAACATTGAATTAGGTGTTTACTACAAATTCAACGAGGGAATTACCCAACTTGCCGCCATCGATGCTTATGTAGAAGATTTTAGCGGCCGTGGGACGAGGGGAACTTGGGTTGGGTATTCTTCAGGGAGCCGTGTTCTTGGTTCCGCGATTGAAGACGGTGAGTTCGGGAAAAGGGAAGAGAAGGATGTTTGTCCCCATGTCGAGCATCCAAGTTATATTGCTTCTCTTACTGAATATTCTCGTATTGGCGAAGTTCATGACGCTCAAAATGGGCATCATGTTTTCCGACAACTCCCTCGGTGGGTTGTTGCCCAAGACAGAACAGCAGGCGGAAAAGATTTAAAAAGGTTGGCCCATGTGATTGGGTCGTTTTTTGATACGTTGTTTATTCTTGGATACAATGGGTTGTATGGCCAAGGCCAAGATTATTCATTTTCTGGCAACGTCAAACCTGAATATAATTTTTCTTTCTTGTCGTCTCTTGGGATTCGGTTATCTGATATTTTGGATAACGTATCTTGGTCTGAATTGGCTTTAGGGGCGAACAATAAAACTTCATTTGAGTCATCGGTTGAAACCGTGAAGCGTATTATTTTAGGCAACCTAGCAAATGAGTTAGATGTTTTGATGAAGGAAAAAGGAACGAAAAAAGCGGTAGATTCGATTCTTCGCAACTTTGGCCCTGCAGAGAATGCGGTTCAGCCTGTTGTCTTTGTTCAGAACTTCCCACTTCAGTTTGGAGACAAATATAAAGTTGAGCCGACAAGGAAACGTGGTGTTGATTTTTCGACGGAACTGAATACTGGTGCTGTTATTACGCACGCATTTGACACAACTGAGTCACCATTTATTTCTGCTGTTGGGAGTGATCCAGAATTGTATAACATGACATTTCAAGGACGGTTCATTGTCCCTGAAACCATGTTTAAGACAAATCTCAAGTTTTCAATTTTTGGGGTTCATGGAGCGACACTTGTTCCCCCGCTTTGTGAATGGACGGATGCGAACACAGACGCCTTTATTGTCTATGTTGAGAGACCATCCTTTGAAAGTAAATCAGGACGGTTTGTTTTAGAATTGAGGCACACAACGGGTCCGGTTGTAACAACAACGGATTGGTTTGACAATGTTTTTGACAATTCGACCTGGGCAGTGGATGTTGCGTTTGTGAATAAAAACATGATTAATCGAGGCTTTTTGAATGACGGTGCACCAATCGTTGTTGCTCCGGATTATGTTGTCGTGTTTTCCGGCGCAGAGAATTGCTTGGCGTCCATTCGTAACGAGTTTTCCATTGAAGTTACGGTTGATGTCGCACAAGTTCCAGATTTTTTAATTGCAGATAAATGTGCATTTGTCGGTGCGAACCGAATCGACTTTGTTGGCGCAATCGAAACGGCGACAGAAGACTATGCTTGTTGTAAGTTTGACTCTCTTGTTGCTTGGTCGAAGCTCTTAAGTGAAGAAGAAAGACGGTACCATGTTCTTCATTTTCCAGTACATGGCTCTGGATTGTTAGACGACGTTGATCGGTATCAAGACCAAGATTTTTCTTATGCGTCCAGGTTCTTAGATTGGCAGTTTGAACAAGACATTACTGTTTCTGTACACCCAACACTTGGAACTGTCACCAACGAATTGGAAGATGCGAGGGTTGCGTGTGTTAATGCCAGTTCCGGAGCGGACATGATGGGAGAACTTCACCCGTTCAGGGGATATTTGTTCGACGGAACAGACTTTACTGACTGTTTTTCTGTTTTTTACCTTTATTCTAAAACCTTACTTCCTCCTGAATTGTTCGCCGATGACGAGTTAGTGACTTTGGGTGACAATTACGAGCGCGAAATCTTCAAAAAGAACAATATTTATCCCAAAAGGATGTTCGCTGTTGAAAAAAACATGAACTTCATGCTCAACAAACTCATTTATGACCTCTTTGGTGGGATCAAATATGTCTATAACCTGTTTTCTGACGGATATCAGAAATATGAGATTGAGTATTATCGATTAAAGCCTGCGGCAATGCACTTTTTTGAGGAGATGAACAACGCATACCTTGATTTTGACACATTTTTTGAGTATTTCCGCTGGATTGACGGATCCGTTGGGCAAATTTTAGAGTTTTTTGTTACAACCCAGTTTTCGAAGGCAAATAATGGTCGTGTTTTAAGAAATACGGTGTCGTCTCATGCTTTAGAACGCGAAAAATACTTCTGGAAAAGGATTGAAACTACCGCGCCTGAAAATAACTTCACAACCATCGCTTTAGGGGTTGAATTTAACGATTATAACTGGGATATTGGACATTACAAAGCGGGTGATGTCAATTTTGAACAAGAGTTGTTTTGGAAAGAGCGAGCAGAAAGAAGTATGGCCGAAATTACGTCTGGTATCGCCCCGATAGATGATTGTCGAGAAGATATTCGCCTAATTTCCATCGGAGGAGAGACTCCAACATACATTTTGGGTTCAAGAAGCAAAGTACACATCGTAAAGGTTGATTCTTTGAGCCCTAATGCTATAGATTTTGAAATTGAACCGTTTTCTGTGGAAAACAGCATCAACTTCGGCACAAACGATTACAGCACAGTACCTCCAATTGGCCTAGACCCTGCTGCAACAGCTCTACGGGGCTCTGTGTCGCGTCCGAAGAGGTCACCGGGTAACTTCACCAAGAACTATCAAGTCTTGCAGTCCTGTGGCCGTTTCAGCAACAATTTGGGGTTTAGAAGGGACCAGTGGGAGTTTGTTCAATCACTTCCGGACAACACAAAGCCGAGAGTGTTTTTAGAGACGGATTATAGTGTGTTTACGACAATGTCGTCTGCTGTTGATTCAGGAACGGGGGATTTTCCTCGGGAAATCGACAGGAAGAAGACAGATAGCATTATTGTTTCCACATTCTCGGCCCCAGGGGACAGGACGACGTCGGAAGGATTCAGGGACCGTGAATCCCTTGAGTTCTCTAGTTACAATTCGGTGAACTATCGAAATTTCGTGGTTCGAAAAGACCTTGACGAAGAATGGAGTTTTTGACGTGTCCGACATTCTCAAGCCATCTTCTTATCGGTTCAATTGCCGAAATGGTGTTTATGGATCGTTTGGTGACCATATTAAAATTACCCGTATCATTGACCCTATCGTTGGGGAAGACCCTACCGGAGTTTGGTATCTTGTCAATTTCTGGGTGAAATTTGATTTAGGAATTGTTGGAATTGGTTCAGGTTATTCAGGCGTCTTTAATTTTGGGAACAAGTTTTTCTGTTGGTTTCAGTTTAGTGGAGGCGGGGCTAATAAGAGACTGGTTGTTTCTGATTTCAAGTTGGTGAATGGTGCTCCAGAACAAGAGTATTTTGAGACCGCGAACGCTCCGGCGAATTACGGGGTCTGGGAAATGTGGTCAGTGGTCCTAAAGGGCGTATTTGACTTTAATGCCGAAGATGTTTTAGTTTATAAAAACGGGGTGGCTGAGGCCGTAGCCCCGACTCCAGTTGCCGGTGCTTCTCCCGTTTTTACTCAAGAAAAGTGGTGGACCATTTCTTCGGGAGAAGAGTGGCCGGTTGGTGTAAAAGTTGGCGTGATTGGATACCAAGATGTAGACCTTGCTGCAAATTTGACGGACTTCAGTATTTTTGTGAAAGAATCATTGCCTCATGCTGCTATTGTTTCATTCTTGTACAACGATGGAATTGGTATTGACGCAACGGAGTTTGTTCTAGTAAACGACATTCGCCTCGGTGCATACTTGCCACTAAGAGATGGTTGGGCGAACTCAAAACGAATCGGGAATGGTCGAATTTTTACCGATGAGAATGGGTTTGTTGGACATGCGCACTTTAATGCGACTCCGAATGTGACGCATCGGGCCAGGGATTTACAAGGAAACAATAGGCGATCCCTGACAGCCAGAGATCAATATCTTTCGCATACGAGGTCCAACGACAAATTTGTTCACCGGTCTGTTCCTGCGTTTGATCATCAATTTGCTTGGATCAATCGTTCTATTCCCATTAGCGAATTCCCAGATGCGGAAGGGATTTAATCGATGCCCTATGAACCAATTCCGGTATTAAACACAATTCCGTTTGCAACTTATAACGATGGGACAACATTTCCTATTGTTAAAATCAACTACCCCTTTGAATTTCACTTTGAAGGGAATGAATTAATCTACGATCAAAGAAACCCATCTGCCGTTGCTCCATATGTTTCCTATCCCGCCGAATTAGACCTAAATATGTGGCTGCTCTATCTTCAAGGCCCGTTCGGGTTTTGTTCATGGAAGCAGTTAGCTTGGCATAGTGGTAATTCAATTATTTTCAATATTGGTCGTTCTGGTGACTTTATTCACATGAATGAACATGGAGGTTCGGTGGTTGATTGGTCGTGGTCTCCCGTTGGTGATTGCGACTTGCCCGTGTATGGTTTTGTAAAACTATTTGTTCCGGATTCTGCATCCCCCGTTCATAAAGGTGATTTGCAGACAAAGTTTTCATTTGGTAACGAAATTTGGAAGATTCCTCTTCCTGAAATTATGGGGGCAATTGGCGATACAGATTCTGTGTCTTCAAGCTTCAGTGGAATCAAATCAATTATCACCGTTCCTGCCGTTGGGGCAAAAACCCTAGACGCAAAGACGATTTCGCAGGTTCTGGAATTTCGGGGAAACCCAGAACAAGTCTTCCGGACAAAAGAAGAGTTAAGGCGTATGACCTATGGGAATGGGTCTATTGGTAGTTTATGGGTCGGAGAAAAGATTTTCCCCGGCAGATTTAACTCGCTTCGAGAATATACGAGGGTTAGAGACCTTCTTAAAGATTCAAATTACAAATATTGGGCAACCACAGACTATGACCAAGATTTTGGGAAAAATGTTGTGTTTTGGCGCAAATTATTTACAGACCAAATTCGGAACTTCAACGGGGGAATGTTGGATTCTGTTTATAATAGTCAAGGGATCCTTATGTCTCAGGCCGTTCCGGACCTGGGAGACTCGTTGAATCGTTGGCCTCTTGTAACTCGTGTTGATTCATCGGTTTATGATTCAAGATTTCATACAACAAACAAAGCAAAGACGGGAGAGCTAGCAACGTCTCCGTTTGATAATGCAATTTCTCAACAAATCCCTGCCGTAGTGGCCACGCCAACACTTATGTATACCCCAATGGGAGACCATGAGGCAGGGTTTATGTCTACGTCAATTGCAAAATTGGTTGCTCTTAATGGGGAACTCGAACTCAAGTATCATGCGCCGCTGCAAGCCGGAAAGTCACCGTGGTATGACAAATATGACGATTTCCAAAACGATATTAGACCATTGTCTAAGGGGTATTCTGTTCTTCCTGAATTTAGAGTGTCTACCTATGTTGAAGACGGCATAGACGCGACGAACAAAGACGAACTTGAACTAGTTGGGACCTCACAGTCTTTGACTTCGTTTTCGTGGGATACACTTTCTGATGCGTTTTCTACAGCACAACTTCTTTCTTCTGAATTGATTACGATTAAGAGGTTTTCAGAAGAAGCTGGTTCTGCAAAGAAGAGAAAGATTCGTTTTGATTTTGAGGCGATTAAGAAGTTTCATCCATATACAGGATTCTTCCCTGCAGACAGGTCTGTTCAAATCGGAAACTTGCTGTATAAGGGATATTACGACAGCGTTTATGGAATTACCGAAACAGGACTTATTCCTGATTCACAACAAAATTCCCTACATTGGCAGTCATTTCTTTATCATTTAATGGCTCCTGGGATGTTTTATAATTCAATTAAATCGGCAATCGGTGTTGGCCTTCCTGCGTTTGCGAGTTCGTCTATGTCATTGTCTTTTCCTGTTTATGGGTATCATCATGACGCAAACTATATTCCAAAGTGTATTATGTCGAATCCCAAATTTTATTTGCCGTTCGAAACAATGTTCAACATTCCTCGGAACATTGTCCCGGTTCAGAATTCAGAACTGTATACGGTGAAGCGAGACTGGGGAAGCATTCTCTTTGCTCCATATATCTGGGAGATGTTTCCTGGGGATGAGTATTATCATGACCTGAACTGCTTCCTTACTAGTGGGAACTTCAAGCCTTTGTTTGAGTTAGCGAACCACAACTTTTTTGCTGAGAGCGCCAACCTGTTCTTGAAAGATGGGCTGACCGCGTTTTACAGCAAACCCGAAAGTCAGTTTAAGGCGATGGTTGGTGGTTCGGTATACTACATGGATGTTGTTCTCCGGAACAAGAACTGCGTGGTCTGTGAGGGCGCATCCAAAGAGGTAACGAACATCCCCGCAAATTATACCGAAGCATTTGTTCCTGCGGTTGCTCCAGGGCTTGAGGATGCAACATTTTCTGGCTCGTTTATTCTTGGAGTATACAAGGTCTCCGTCCGAATTTCAAATGACGCAACAGACCCGGAGGAATTCCAATTTTCTGTGAATGATGGGGCATATTCTGCTCCGGCTGTTGGGATTACTCCAGGTGTGGCCCAAGCAATAACAGGTTCTGGGATTTCAGTAACATTTGCTGCAAAAACGGGACATACAACCGGTGACGTTTGGCATTATTTTTCCAATGGGGAACTGAATCTTAGCCAGAAGGGGAGTGTTTTTGGATTCCCCGTGTCGTTGAGTTCGTCCATGGCATACGAGACGACAAATGACGCTCAAGAGGTACAGAGGAATCTGGATATCCGAGACCCTGCCTATGGTCCTTTCACTCCTCCATATTTCTATGCTCCTGCGGTGGCTCGAATTTCGTTTGATCCCCAAGAGGCAGACCCAAATTTGGCGACGGGCCAATCTAAAAAGTTTACTTTGGACGAGATTTTGAAACATGCAGAGATTCGGACATACAGCAAAACAAATACGGGTGGTCAAATCATCAGCGGGGCCAATACCTATTATGCTTATCCTGGGGCTGATGACGAAATTAATGCTCTGAACGGGTTCTATCACGAGTTTGATTGGAGAACGGCGTTATATCACCACGAAGATGATGTGTATTCTTTTGGTGCGGCGGTTTCTTCGATTTTGGGAAGTACACTGCTTCAGACCGGCTTTATGAGTATTGCCCAGTCCGTAGACCTGTTCAACAAGAAGTTGGTTACCCCTATGTCCTTTGCAGGATTTTCGGGCAGTGATGCGTTTGTTGGGGTTCAAAAGAATGTTGGAGCAGACAAAGAATACGCTTGGTGCATCAACACGAAGTGGGAGTCTCCGGTCCTTCAGTTTAATAAGCATTCAACAAGTACCTACGACAACATGGGATCATCTGCCGTTGAATGGCCGAACCGTGCTCGCGGGATGTGGATGGATTATGGCGAAGAACCCGCTGCAGGGGATGGTTTGTTCCTTGAAATCAGGGAAAGTTTTCCAACAAGAAAAACGCAAAATAGAAGCAACAAAAACTTCTTTGAAATTCTCGACCCAGCGGATGTAAAAGGTGCAGCATACAGTGCGATGAAAACGGCAATGGAAGAGGAGTTGTATGATCTTTACGATGAAGTCGGCGCGGCATATATCCCAAAGAAGAAGATTGAGAGTTTGATTGACGTTTGCGGGTTTGGTGTTGGGGAGAAAAAACTGGGTGTGGTAAAGAACGAAACAGAGGTAAAAGAAGCCATTGTTGTTCTTCCTTTCTACAAGGTGGACGGAGAAGTCAAGTTTTTTGAAATTGATAAAGATATGCTCGCCCTTCAATTGTCGAACAAACAAAAGTTTGGATATGCATACAAGACCGTTTATGGTGATGAACTCAAAGATACTTCAATTACCCAACTCGTTGAAAAGATGGACCAGTTTGTTGTTCCGCCCTGGCTCGACTTCACAAAGAATGATGTAACCCCTGTGGCGATGTATATTTGTGACTTCGGGATTACGTTAGAGAAGTCTGATCTCCTAGATATTTGGCAGAACTTCGCACCGGATAAGTTTTATGACAGCGAGACAGAAAAGAAGTCGGTTGAACACGGCTGGGACACATACGAACTCCTTCATGGACAAGAATTGCCTGCAAATACTCAATTTGCTGTGTTCAAAGTTAAGCAGAGGGCTGAATGGAACTATGATGCCGTCAAACCAAACCACAACAAAGATGAGGAGTTTGTGTTTGAAGTACTTAACAAGCAGGGAACTTGGGAGTCGAAACGAGTTGATTATAATTTCAACTGGCCCTATGATTTCTGCTCTCTTGTTGAATTTGGGAAAGTCTCTTGCTCCTTTGAATTCGTGGGTGAATAAGTGGAATTTTTCAATCCAAAAACCGAAATATTAAGGTTCCAGTTCACTTCATATGGTTTGGAAGAGTTATCAAAGGGGAAGTTCGAACCAACTCTTTTTGTTGCTCATGATGAGGGAGTATTATACGACCAAACCCTTTCAGAGGAAGAATTCTTAGAAGACGTTAGAACAAACCAGGTCTTTGTTAAAACGAATAAACTGTTTTATGAAATTGAAAACGAAGAGGTTGGGCAAGAGACGGTAGCGGAGAGCGTTGCGTATCAGGTTCGTGAAGAGTTAGAAGACGACATCAATCTTGCAAAATCCAGCTTTCATATTCGGGTATCTGGTACAGATGTTATAACGGCGACACAAAACAATGATGGTCTTGCCCTTGCCACAGATGACGTTTATGTTCTGAAGTCAGAGGAAATTCCGTTATCTGAGATTCCGAACAAATCAGAAACCGAAACAACCAATCTGCGCCTTGTTGATGGGAAGTATTTTCTTTTTGAAAACGGGAACATGCTTTTAGACGTGGTCGAAGGCGGAACCATCACGCAACCCGAAAACTTTGAGTGTTTTCTTTATGAGCTTGTTGAGGGAGAAGAGGTTCGTGTTGATTTGAAGGGAGAAGAGCGAGAGACGAACATTTTCTCAATGTCGGATACGGAACCAAAGTTTTGGGAAGTTCAAATCCTGTGTGATGAAGAAATCCCGGATGAAATTCTGTGTAAAGCGAAATCTGCTATGTATGCCGGAGATTCGAGCAATATCTTCTTGACTGACGATGGCGTTGTCTCGAATGAAACCCTTGGGAAGACCTGCAGGATGACGGTTTCCACAAAGCCTGCCGTGTACTTTGGACGCAAGGAAGGAGAACTTGGCGATGGCTGTAGAACTAGTTAGAGTCAATATAGATGCCGCCAAATTTCTATCCGGAGACCGGCTTCTCGTTAATTTTTCGGCAATTTTAACCCCAGGCGCTGAGGAGTTAGTTCCGGATCTCAACATTGATCTGTTTTTCTATGGTTCATTCCCATCGAAGAGACTTAGTTGTGGTTTGGCTGACATGCTGTATCGAGACATGTCCAGTGGCACCTTCAAGAAGTCTGTCATGATTGAGAATGTTCCAATGGTCAATGTTGGGATTTTGACGATTGTAAAACTCAGAAACGTCTCGGAACCTGGATATACAAACGATTTGTGTTATGGGGGAAGATTTCTAAGCCCAAAAGTGTTTAATTTGACCGGGAACCTGCTTAAATTCACTCAAACCTTCCCAACAAGAGAAAAAGTGTTCTCGATTCAGAATGAGACCTTGACGGTTCGAGAAGATGGAATTGTTGCGGGAGAGTTTGATATATCATTTCCCAATTTTAGAGTTCACAACGTCTTTTTGAGGCTGTTCCGTACAGACTTAGACGATGTAGAGAACTTTCCTGCAGAGGTCTATGAGTCAACACAAGATGGAAATCGTCATGTTCGGTTTTATGACGCTCATGTTCGGGACAAAACGGCAGGGGTGTGGAGTTTTCGAGGAACGATGCACATCACGAGCAGGGAACGGACGTTCTTGGTCGGCTTCATCAACGATATGTCCTGGGAAGTTCTTGCGCTGAAAGAACTTTCAGATAAAATTGAAGCGGCTAAAGAGTGGGACTTCGTGTCTCGTCTTTGGAACAGGGAAAATTCAGCATATTCAGCGAGATATACTGCTATTCGAACGGAAATTCTCCGCATTCTTGGTCAATACGAGACATATTTTGGCCCGGTTCTGTCATTCAGTGAGGCAAAAGGTCTTTTGGGTGAGAATATCGTTTCTTCTGACGCTCTGGATCTGTTTTTCGATTTCTGTTTTGCGTTTCTTGCAGGATGTGAGGAACACGTTGAAACTCTTGATGTATTTGACCTCCTAGATTTTGGGCTAACGAAGTCTGTGGATATGAACGTATTGAGGGGGGTCGAAGCATGAAGAAGGTAGTTTCTGGCGACATTGTTTTTACTTTGCTTGGTGGATCCTACGACAAAGCGAGAGCCGTCCTTGGCTTGGCGTACAGGCTTCGTGGTGAACGCCTAGAAAAAATACGGAGCAAGGTGGATGTGGTCAGCGAGAACGTGCTTTCTGGTTTGTTTGATGTCACAGATTCTGATGCGGCAGAACGTATAGGAACACCAAGACAGGAATCAGAAATTTCGAATATAATTCCTTCTGGCGGGATAGAGACGGAAAGTAGCACCTTCATTCAAATTGGGGATGACACGATTCCAACAGGAGAAGACACAACTTCCCCCGTTCCTCCCGTTGTTCCGCTATACAGGACAGGAGTTAGCGTCGATGTGCCAAAAGGACGACCAACATCAGGCCCAAGGAGTGAATTTGTAAACATTGGCGGCACAACAGTTCCAGTGCAACCCGTGGACCAATTTGTTAGAAGTTTTGGGACGGTTCAAGCATCATCGAGTTCAAGGGCATCGTCTTCGGGAGCGGAGAGTTCTGCAAGAACAAATCTAAGCGTTCCAAGTGTTGACCAAGGAGAAATTGAGCGTGTTGGTGCGCTGGAGGCCGGAGATTCGGGTTTTCCAGAGGCCTACCTTCCTCCTTATATTTTGGATGGAAACGAATATGATTTGTTTTCTGAACAAATTTCATTTAGGCCGCGCCTTTCCATACACAAAAGCAATCAAAAGGATGGAGAATTGGATATCTATAACTGTAGATTGAAGATTCCAGGCCTGATGGATTTGGTTGAGCAAACCGGCCGTTCCACCCGAGACATTCTTGTAAGACTGGAAGAGTTTGAAACCATCTCTCCGTTTGTCGTATATTTGCTAGGGATTAAAGGTGTTATTGAAGAAGTTATTGCTGCGAACAAATCATTCTTGGACTATCAGTTTGATTTTTCTTTGATGGATGTTGATGATCCTGAAATTTCAGATTTAACAATTACTCCAAAATATCACTTTTACGATGCTCAGGTTGAGAAAAACATGCAAGGCTGGAACAAAGAGCCAGCCGTGCCCAATTTCTATTTTATGGGTAAAGAGTCAGGCGGGTTCTCTCTTAAAAATATTGATTATGTTGGGGCGCGAGGTACTGAATTCTCGTCTGTCATGGTTGTTTCGTCTCAAGAAGAAATGAAGTCGGTCAACAACTATTTTACATTCAAAGAGTCTGTTCCTTTTGGTGTCGAAATTGAGTCTGACTGTGAATATTCTCGGTTTTCTCGTCTCTTAGGTGAGCAGAAACTTCTTAAACAGTTTGGAATGAACCTGGCGAGTCCGAATCGGGGGCTGACCTATTTCTGTGACAGAAGAAATGTTGCAATTGGCTCAGGTAATGCCGGAATGTTGTATTCTGCTGACACCTTTAAGACCCAGCGATGGCTTGAGGCTTTGTATGATAAGGAGGCTCACTTATACACAACAGAGCAGGCAAGCGCAACGGTGTTTTCTTTACTCCCAATTCAAGAACAGCGGGGAGTTGAACAAAATAAAACACTTCGTTCCGGACAAGCCAAAAATGTGTTGTTGTCTCTCGAAAAAGACTTGATGCAGGATACTCGGGGGTTGATGGGGTGCTTAGAAAACGATAATGCGAGAAGAGAACGTATCGGATTCCAGGTAAATAAGATCAAGACGGGCATTGTTCAAAAGTTGTTTGGCCTATCTGCAAGTGAATCACCAAGTAGAATGCTTCTTTTCGATTCTCAGTTGTTTTATGGACAGCCATACACATATGAAGCTCTTGGAATTTACCATGTTTTCGCAAATCAGTACCATTACTCGGGAATGAGCGACAGACCCGTGTTCGATGTTGAGAAGTTGGAGTTGTTCTTCTCAATCAAAATGAAGCCGTCTGCCGTGGCCGTGGTTCTCCCCAATTTTGCGAAGAGGGTCAAGATAGTCAGTGCCCTTCCTCTGCCTCCTACGGTGCGTGTGGAGCAGTACCGGGACATCAACTCGGATAAAGCCGATGTTCTGTTTTTGTTCAAGAATACAACCGATACAACTGAAGGTGATTTCGTTCAAATCTCTTCTACCGATTCTGTGTTCGCCAATTTTGTTCGTGGATCATTCGAACCAGGGAAGGTTCCGTTCGGAAATGATGATCCTATCGTGAAAATTGAAGCGTATAAACTGAATATGGCTCCAACAAGCTGGAACGACTTTGAAGCGGGGGAGAAAACAGAGATTTCGAACGTTCAGACCGTTGGAGACAAGACCACGATTCTCGATTCGAACTCTTTCTTAGACAAAATTGAACTAGATAAGGATTTTTACTACGTTTTTAGGCAAATCGACATTCATGGCATGGTTTCGAACCCGACCAATGTGTTCCAAATCAGGGCAACAAAGACGGGATCAAGGTATCGCATTATTTGTAGAGATTGGGAAATGGAAGAGTTCTTGGCTGCACAGAAACCCAAGACTCATGAGTTCAAAACGGCAAGGCGATTTGTGTGTGTTTTGCCGAATGAGGAATGGATGAAGCATCAGACCGGATTTTCGAAACAATATCGGCTGAGACTCGTCTCAACTCAAAGCAAAAGGGTAGTTAGTGTTGATTTTGAGGTGAAAATGGCAGCAAGCCGTGAAACCTACTAGAGAACTACTTACTTACGCGCCGAGGAAGCGCCAGGAGCTACGGTATGAGTTATTTGAGAAATGATGGAGACATCTTGCTGGATGCGGTCCTGACGGATGAAGGTCGGCTTCGGCTTTCTAAAGGGGACGGTTCTTTTCGAGTCGCGAAGTTTGCGTTGGGAGATGATGAAATCGACTATGGGTTGATTGATATGGCCCTTCCTACCGCAACACGAGACCTCACATTGCTTACAACGCCCATCTTGGAAGCGTTCACGAACAATGCTGTGGCTCTTCGTTCTAAGCTTCTCAGTATCTCTCGGAACGACCTGCTTTATCTCCCTGTTCTTGCATTAAACACCATTACAGATCCAATGTGTACTCTGGATGGGTATGGTCTTGCAGCCCCTGGAACATTCGTGGTTTGTGTGGATCAAGATACAGAGAATGAGTTTGCTGTTACTGCAGCGCCGGTATCTCCTGTGGATGGTGTTTTGAAGGGGATGACTGGTACGAGTGGTAAACTGATTCGTGTTGATCAAGGTTTGGACACCACTGAAATCTCCCCGGTTCTTAGTTTGGATGGAACTTTGGTTGAGACTCAGTATGAAATCACGGTTGATGCCCGGTTTGGCTCGATTGTAAGTGCTTTGGATGGTTCTCCTGCCAGTGTGTCGTATGTTGATGATGATTATATGGCAACATACATCCTGACTCTGAGCGATGCCAAATTTGTTACGATGAACACAAACGGCACCACAGATTCTTCTGAAATTATTGACGGACCTCGTGGAACCATTCTTAAGTTCCGGGTCAAGTCTTCAGTTGATTTGGCTGGCAGCGATTATTTGTTCACCAATGTTGGCGGTCTTGTCAATATGACCGGTTCTTCTGGAGCCCCGACCTCAACAAAATATATCGACAGTTACATCCGCGTTGTCGGGTTGACAACGGGATACACTTTGGACATTCCGGTTCGGTTTGTGAAAATCTAAGAGGCTACCATGGCTGACACCTTCAAGAAACTTGGACCTAACGATTCGTCTCATGTTCGCTCATTGATTAATGAGTCCGTTCCTATTGATGGGGCGATTGCTTGGAGCGCGTATGTTGCTGCTCCGTACCCGACGAATGACAACGTGAACCATCTGGCTCATGGTATGTTTCAGTCTGTGTATGATTATGATTATACGAATAGCAGCGCGAATCAAATCTTTGATTTGACTTTAGGCGTTCATGCTGATTCTGCAGCGTTTGACGCTGTTGCCATTGTTGCTCCGTATACCGCGACTTATGATTCTCAGTATGATGCAAATGGGTATAAACGTCAACAGATTTATAATGCTTTGGCCCAGCGTTTGTGCGGGTTTGCTGCGGATGGTTCCATCCTTAAGTTTGACCGTGATGGCGACTTTGCTGGTGGCGGTGAGAAATATGAGGAAGTCATTGCGATTCTGTTTACTCGGCTCCTTCATAAAGACGGAATTAAGCCGGGAAGTTTCTCGTTTGACTTGGCGTTGTATCCTGATGGCTATGCGGCCGCATCGATTCCATCTGACAATTTTGACTGGGACGGTGGCGGTGCGGACTCTTCAATTTTGACAATTGCTGATACGGGGGCGGATGTTTCTTACCGAACCAATTCTCCGGCTGGAAGGTTTGCCGTTTTGTATGCTTCCAATCCTGTTGGTTCTGGTATTTTAGACGCGAATTGTTTGACGAATAATCAAGCTGCTGTTGGTCTTGTTTTCTATGATGCTGGTATTGTAATTTTGACTCCGTGGCTTTTTCTTGTGTATGATGCCTCTGGAGATAAATTCTCATATAATGGGTTTCTGAATAACACAACTGCCACAGCGATTTTTATGCTGTTTAACGACAATGGTGATGGTGCCGCTGCTGGCGTTTATACAACACCACCAACAGATCCGGTCGGCGGGATCAACAGTGGAACTTGCTATCTAATCACAGAATTGGTTCGAGGGTATGAGGAGAATCCTGCTCTTCCGGGTGGTGATGTAGACTTGACGATTGGTGATTTCTGTGATGCTTTCCGCCAGCGTATCGACAATATTGAGTTCTTGAACTCGACGGAATTAAACAGCACGATTTACTTCTGTCATGCGAACCATAACGAGTTCAATTATAGCTCCAATCCGACCTATTGTTCTGGTTCAAGAATTGTAAACAAGGATGTATCACAAGATACTCCGTCGTCTTATATCACAACGATTGGTCTCTATTCTTCCGATGGCGCTTTGTTGGCCGTTGCGAAACTTTCCGAGCCGTTTAAAAAGACCGCTGCGGAAGACTTCTCTCTGCGTGTTCGCATCGACTACTAGAAAAGATGTACCATGCAACAGATCATCTCTCTTTATAACGCAGAATACTACTTTAACCGATATAATCAGACGGATTATCTTGGCGACAAAAGAAATATTATGCGTTATGATGCTCCGAGCGTGTTTCATTATGCTCCGCTTGGTGATCCGTTCTATACGGGTTATTCCGTTACTAGACTTGAATATCATGCGTTACGTAACGCCATTATTTCAAGTAAAATCCTCAGCCCCAGTTTCAACTATGATGATTATTTAACCTCTCGGTTAAAACTGATCACGTTTCCATCCAAGGTGGTTTGTGACGGTTTGGTTCCTGGAACTGTTTCGTTGAAATGGTACCAAAACGGAGTATTATTAGCCGAGGCAACGGACCATTTAAGCAATGGGGAGTTGAGACAAGTTCTTCCTGCTGCAAGTGATAAAGTTATTGGCCGGGTTTTGTACGGAGAAGGGGCCATTCTTCTTGTTGACACGGATGATTTAGGCGGAGATGACGAAAAGTTCCAGTGCGATGTATGGAAGTTTGCGATGGGCTTCCCCTTTCCAGATTTCAGTGATGTTGACACGTCATGGACTGGATTTTTCTGCCCATGTTTTACGGGTGGCGAGCTTTTTTGTTCTAAAAGCGTATTTGAGATTCACTTTGAGAGTAACAACAAAATTTTCAACAAGGTCTTTTATATTGACCTTGAGAACCTCAATTGTTCCACGAATCCGACATACTTCCCGGAAGGGGGTGGTGTCCAATCTACTAAGAACGAAGTGTTCGAAGTAGAAGGTAACACTGGGGTTGAGCCTTACGTTGCGGTAAGAAAGGTCGGGGTATACAATCCTGACCGTAAACTGATCGGATTTGTGGAACTGGCTCAACCCCTATTCTTTTCTAAAAACAAGAGTTTCAGCATCAGGGTCAGTATCGACTTCTGAACAGATTGGAAGGCTTGGATTGGTCGCAATCAAAAAAACAAAGTGTAGTCTTGGGTTAGACGTATCAACGACATGTCTTGGGATTTGTGCAATCGACGAAAACAACAACATTGTTTACTCCAAGGCTCTTCAACTTCACAAATATGAGCATCCAGACAAGAAGAAACCGGTCGAAGAAGAGTTCGAGAAAATTTCAAAAGAGTTTGATGTTCAAACTGTGTGCATTGAAGCCCCACTGTTTATGAGGGGGAAGACATCAGCAGACACCATTACCAAGATGTTCTTTTTCAATGGGTGGGTGTCTTGTTTTGCTTATATGAAGTTCAAGAAATACCCGAAGTATGTTAATTTGAACAAAGCTCGTCAAAAGCACGGGCTGAGAGTTCCTGGTAAAGAAATTACGAAAGAAAACACGTCCAAGAAAAAGGTACTTGACTTCCTGGTCGCTTTGGGCTACCCTCTTGTAGAAGAGCGGACGCGCCAAGGTAACGTGCGAGCTAGTTCCTACGATATCTCTGATGCTGCGTTCGCCTGCTTTGTTGGGAGGAATGTAGATGATGAAGATTGCTGGGTTAGTATTTGATTTCATTAACAGAAATGGGACAGCGGTATTGGTTATTGCCGTGGTCCTTCTCATTTCTTCCTCGTTTCGGCAATGTCAGAGTTCAGTAGAACTTAAATCGGAAATTGCTGAACTTCAAAAACAGAGAGCAGAAATTTTGAAGAGTTACTCTGATCTTGCTGAAGAGCAGAGAAAGATTGCTGCGGACGTTAACCAGAAACTGCTTCTTTTAGATGAGAAATACAAAGACAAGCAAGACGAACTTATCGAGGGGATAAAGTCTCTCAAAGAAGAATACCTTGTTGATGAGACGAAGGTTATTGAGTTCCTTGTGAAGTTTGACATTATTGGAGGTCAAAAATGAGATTCATCATTTTTATCCTTCTCGTTTCTATTCCTGTTTCTTCTTTTGCTGCGGGAAGATATGAAAAAAGGAAAGCCGGAGAACCGGTTAGTTTTGATGCGATGTGCTTAGATCTAGAAGCCATGGCGACTCTTGCTTCAGAGCACGAGAAAGTGATTCTTCAATGTAAGTTAGACATGTCGAAACAGGAAGAACAGTCTAAAATTATCATTGATGGAGTGAAGGCTTCCTATGAAGCCGAGGTAAAGAAGAAGGACGAGATTATCCTGCTCCTTCAGAAACCAACTCCTCCCAAGCCGAGGTCTATCTGGCCATACATCGCGATTGGAAGCGGTGGAATTGTTGTTGGTGCTGTAACGACGCTTATCATTTTTTTGGTGAAGTAATGGATAAACTCAACTTTCTTCGTTCTCTGCTTGGTCCTGAGTTACAACGGGGTCAAGAGTATTTGTTCTTCTGCCCGAAAGGGTGTCATTTAGAACGACCCAAGCTCTCAATCAATATAGAGAAGGGAGTCTATAAATGCTGGAAGTGTGGGTACGGAGGTTCGAGTCTTCGCAAGTTTATCCTTGAGTTTTTCAGGGATAGAGTTGTGGAGTGGAACAAACTTGATCCTCCCCAGCAGCACGATGCCTTCGAATCAAAAACAGCAACGGTTGAAGAGGATGTTGGCTGGGTTTTTACCGGAATTTCTCAATGGAAGACAAGGATTGGGGATGTTCTGGAACTCATGACGCCCCAGGTACATCAGTATTTGTTCCAGAAGAAGAAGTTGACAAAAGAGGCTCTGCTTCAGTGGAACGTGAGGGTGTCGAAGGGTGACTTCTCTACAATTCTGGTTCCATCGTTCGGAACAAATGGCGCGCCAAACTACTATGTTCAAAAAACATGTACAGATGAGTTCACTGTAGCAAGAAGGCCCGGGGTATCCCAGAATCAGGTCATTTTTAATGAGTTTGCGATTCATTGGGAACAACCGATCTATCTTGTTGAGAATGCTTTTGACGCGATGAGGTTTCCTTTTGGTGCCGTGATTCCCCTCCTTGGCAGTTCTGTCCGGGGCGACTCGAAACTCATCGCTGAGGCGGTTAGAAACCGTGCTGAGTTCATTATTTTCCTTGATGTCGATGAGGTTGGGAAAAAGAGGTCGTTTTCCTTGTACAACTTGTTGACGGCATATGGTTTATCAACGAAGGTTGTGGATAATCCATTCGGCGACATTGATGAGATGGAAGACTGGCAGCTCGAAGTGGTCAGGAGACGTTTTCTTTCTGACGACAAGATCCTAAAAACTCAAATGGAATCAATTTTGGATGGTGTTCGATGAGAATTGCCCATTTTGCAGATACCCATATCCGTAATCTCTGGTATCATGAAGAATACATCGAGGTGTTTTCTCAGATCGACTCTTGGCTAAAAGAGAACCCGGTTGATTTGATTGTTCATGCAGGAGATGTTGTTCACAACAAGAATGTTTTGTCTCCTGAATCGGTCAGCATGATGGCCGTTTTCTTGAAGATGCTGGCAAGCCATGCACCAACCTATGTTGTTCCGGGAAACCATGACGGAATCGTGTTTAACCAGGACAGAGAAGACTCGGTTTCTGCGGTTTCCAACATTATCTCAACCGGTCTTCCATTCCCTTTAACGATCCTGAAAAAGACACAGACATTACCTGTTTCTGTTCCAGGATGGTCTGAGCCGCTGGTGTTATGCCCTGTGTCCATCTTTGATCCTGAGATTGATTGGACAGTTTTTCCAGAAAGATCAACGGGAGATGGAATTTGGGTCGGAATTCATCACGGAACGGTTGGGTCTGTATGCACCGAGACGAACTATATCATGGAGGGAGAGGTTCCTCTTGAAAAGTTCAAGATTTTCGACTTCTTGATGCTGGGTCATATCCATAGAGCACAAAAGTTGGACAAGGATGGTAGGTTCCAGTATCCTGGGTCCACGATTCAGCAGGGTTATGAAGAGGGGATTGAAAAAGGGTTTCTTGTCTGGAATATCAAAAGCAAGACGGACTTTAGCTCAGAGCCTGTTCTAATAAGGAGTCCTCGACCGTTCCAATCTTTTGTTGTTGACTCTGTTTCTGAGTTTAAGAAGAACTTCAGTAGTAAAGGAATCCTTGACAACTCCCGGCTCAAGTTAACAATTTGTGATGCGCGAGCAACGGCGACCGACATTTCGGAACTTGAGAAGTTTGTGAGGCAGCATACTTTGCTGACGTCGTTTCAATTGGCAAAGGGGGCCGGGGTGGAAGCGTCCCGTGTTACCGATGCGATCCAAACAATGTCGCTGGGTCATTTGGAAGTCCAAAATTCATTGATCCGAGATTATTTGAATGATACCTTATGTATCCGAGACCCAGAACTGATTGATTCCGTTGCTGACTTGAACAGTGAGTTCTTTTCTCAGGAAGAAAACGATGCGTTTGAAGTTGCCCGGGATTGTGACTGGAAACTGAAGCGGATTGACTGGACTAACTTCTTCAATTATTCTGAAGACAACACGATCAACTTCGCAAACATCAGACCCGGAAGTGTGATCGGAGTCTTTGGAAAGAATGCTTCAGGAAAAAGTTCTTTAATCGATGTTCTTTGTTATGGAATTTGGGGTAAGGTAACAAAGGAAAACCAGAAGAATGGTGATTTGATTCGGAACTCAGAGAAAAGTGCTTCGGTCACTCTTCAATTCGAACAATTTGGCGAACACGTAGAAATCTTTAGGGCATTAGATCGACAAAAGAACGGAAACACGACCAGCGAATTGTTATTCAAGAGCGGGAAAGAAGAAGACCCTAAATTGAAGGACAACGCAGAGGACAGGAAGAACAACACGACCAAGTTGATCGCTTCCAGGTTCGGCGGGTTCACAGATTTCTGTTCCACCTCATTCATGGCTCAGGATGGTGGCCTCATGTTCATCACAGAGGGGTCTGCAGGCCGTCGAGACCTCCTCAAAAAGATGCTGAACCTGAATGTATTCGACAAGAGAGTGAAGCGCGTAAACGAAGAAATTTACTTCTATAAGAGGAAGAAGAAATTAGAGAACAAAGAGGTTGTTGAGAAAGAGGTTTCTGACCTCTCTTCTAAAATTGAAGAACTTGAGGTTTCTTATCTTGCGAAGCGAGATGAATACAGAGCCATTGCTGATAAAGAGAAGGAAGTTTCGGCCTGGGTTGCTGAATTTGATAAAAAGAACTATGAACTTCTTGAGTTAGACAAGCGGAAGTTCAGGGATAAAGCGGAAGAGATGCTGCGGGATGTAAAAGCTCGCTATCTTACAACAAAATCCTTTATCCTAGACGCAAAAACGTCATTATGTGAGCCTCACACAAGAGAACAGGGGTCCTCAGATAAGTTTGCCCGAGAACTGAAGCAGCTAGAACAGTATATCTCAACATTTTTGTTCGAAATCAGGTCCATTAATACAGAGATTGACAAACTGACCAAGTTTATTAATGAAGCAGGCTTAGAAAAAGAGCCGGAAACCCCTCCATGCGTCAGTTCGTCGATAAAAATGCCGTATGAATGCGACTTATTGAAGAACTTTTCATCTCAGAAAGAGAAGAGGCAGAAGAAGTTCTCTGATGCCGTTGAATCTTTGGCGGCAAACAAAGAAAAACTCGCCATGTTCACCTCAAAGGTTAAAGAGGAAGAAGAGAAGAAGAAGTTTGTCGAGGCAAAGAAGGCTGCGGCTGAAAAGTTCGAGAAGAAAATGGCGGTCTTTGCTACTTTATCGGCCGAACTTGCGAAGAAAAAGGAACTTTCTGCTCAATTGGCGAAAGATTATATTGCTTTAACCCGGGAAGTTGGTGAAAAGAAGTCTGTGGAAGAGAAGAGAACCGCGTTTCGGTCTCTGTTTGATGAAAAAGCGGCAAAAGATGCTGCTATGTCCCAAATCCTGAAGGATAAGAGGATTTGTGAGGCGGACGGAAAAGCGATTAGGGATCAATTAGCGGGCGAAAAAGCGCGGTTAGAGATTATCTTAGAGAAAGAGAAGGAACTGGCTGCGGATGTTGCCAAAGAATACCGCCTAGAACTGCTCCAGAAGGCCATAGGAGGCAACGGTGGGTTGACCGTGGGTCTTCTCAAGCGGTACATCCCGGTAATCAACGAGGAGGCAAATAAGGTCATTCGAGAAGTGTTCGAAGACATGGAGGTCAGGTTAGAGGCTACAGAGAAAGATACATTGGAAGTTTGGTTCTCTCGTGGTGGACGTCCTGAATGTGGAGTAGGTATGGCTTCTGGCTCAGAGAAAGCAGCCATCTCCCTTGCTCTCAGACTATCTCTAGCCTCGGTATCTTCGTTGCCCAAGTCCAACATTTTTGTCCTCGATGAACCCTTTTCCTCTTTTGACTTTGCCAGGATCGATGACTTCGAAAAGATTTTGTTTTTGTTGAAGTCGAAGTTTGATTATGTTGTTTTGATTACTCATGTCGAGAAAATCAAAGATTTCGCCGACGAAATCATATACCTTAACCCGGGTGAAGACGGCGTTTCATCCGTGAATGTGTAGGTTGATGTGGACGAGAACACGAATGATGAGTTTGAGGTCGAAATCGAGAAAAAGCCTTCAGAAAAGTTCTTTTGCGTTATGTGTGGAAAAGAATCTGCCTTTTTTACGGATGATGACTGGCTAAAGTTCAGAAAATTCTCCGTTTGCTTCCGCTGTTTCGTCGAAAAAGTCCAATGAACACTGAAAAATAAGAAAAACAGTACTTAGGGGAGGCAGAACACTGCTCTGGAGGTTACGCATGTCAAAGATGCAGGTATATCAAGATTTAGCTACGGCGGTCAACGAAGTTAAAAACGAAATGAGTTTGAAGCGGGGGAAGGAAGTTCTTTTGAAGCCTCCCGTGGCGGGCGAACTTCATGAAGGGTATTCTGTATCATTTGCGAACAAGAAAATGATCGTTGGATACCATGCTCATGTTCGGCTCAAGGAAATCAACACCAAGAAGTTTGAAGGCGAGATTGACGAGAACATTGAGGCCTTCATTAAGTTGGTGAAGAAGGAATATAAAAAGGTTGCGGGAAAAGAAATCAAATTGAAGAAAACTTCTGATGATTTCGACAAAGAAGTGTTTGCTGCTTCTGTTAAAAACGCTTGGGTTGTTGCCAAGGCTATTTACGAGATCTCCTCTGCTAAATCTGAAGAGGATGATGACGACGACGAATAGTCATGCCTCCCAAAGCGCCTCCTGCGAAACTTTCCAGAGAACAAATTGCGGAAGAACTGATAAAGTGTAAGAAAAGTCCGCATTATTTCATTGCAAAATACTGCAAAATTGTTCATACGACGCGAGGAAACATCCCATTCGCATTATGGGACTTTCAGAAGCAGATCCTGAATGATTATTTGACGAATAGATATGTGATGTCTGTCAAATCGAGACAGATTGGTATTTCTACGTTGACGGCCTGCTATGCTTTATGGTTTATTTTGTTCAATGACCTCAAGACGGTTTTGTTTATTGCAACACAGAAAGATGTAGCGAAGAACCTTAAGGACAAAGTTCTGTTCGCTTATGACAACCTTCCAAAATGGCTCCAAGTCTCCGAGGTAGACCAGCAGAATCTGACTTTCTTTAGTTTGAAGAATGGTTCATGGATTAAGTGTTCTGCTCCATCAGAAAAAGCGGTACGAAGCGAAGCCGTGTCTTTGCTTGTGTTCGATGAAGCCGCATTCATTCAGAAGATGGATAAACTGTGGACCGCTGCAAGACCCACAGTTTCTCATGGTGGTAAGGTTTTTGTTCTATCCTCTCCCGGCGGTGAAGGAAACTGGTTCCATGAAGAGACAGAGAAGTCAAAGCGAGGAGAGGGAGTATTCCTTCTTCGCGAAATTATGTGGTATTTGGTTCCTGAGCGAGACAAGGCCTGGGAAATGGAAGAGCGGAGAAGCATGAGCGCGTCACAATTCGCTCAAGAGTACGAATGTTCATTCCTTGCTTCCGGAAGTACGGTTATTGATCCTGAAATCTTAAAACAGGTATCNNAAGAATGATCAGCGGGATTGACGGAGGACTCCATATTTGGGAAGAGTTCTTCCCTGGCGCGACATATTTCATGACCGTGGACGTGTCTCGCGGTGATTCTGCCGACTTCTCTGTTGCAAACGTGTTCCGGGTCAGGGGAAGCAGGTTCGAACAAGTCAGCGAGTATAAAGGGAAGATTCCGTTAGACCAATTTGCCACATTTGTGTTCGATTTAGGGATGAATTATGGCGGATGCTTGATTGTTGGGGAAAACAACAATATTGGCAACCACGTCATGATGGTTTTGAAGGGGAAGAAGTATCCCAAAATCTATTATGGGAAAAGAGAGTGGGATCCTGACGAGTTCTATGACATTTATAGGAATTATGAGTTCGAGCCGGGGAGAAACCCTGGGATTTATACCACCTCAGCAAACCGTCCCGTATTTGTGACGAATATGGAAGAGGCTGTTCGGCTCCAGAAGGTGAAAATCAGGTCAGCCAGGCTTGCTTCAGAACTTAGAACATTTGTCTGGAAAGATAACAAACCTCAGGCATCTGGGTCAAACAACGATGACTTGGTCATGAGCCTCTGCTTTGCTAGCTGGATTTTCTTAACTGTGTTTCGGGGCGGAACAGATAATGATGAAGATAATTACTTGGACCTCAACAGCCTTATTTCTTGTCTTCAAGGACCGGCTCCGCAGAGCCTAGAAGATTTTTACAAGAACAGAAACAAAACGTCTAAGGTACAGACGCTTCAAGATTATCAAGAATATAGTTGGATCATTAAAGGCTAAGCGGTTGTTTTTTCAAAGAAAATAGTTATGCGCGAAGGGGACTTAGACATATGTCGATTGATTCCGCACTAGTAAAACGATTAAACCGATTGTTTTCGGGTCCGCTTGCGGGGAGACGACACCCAAAAGCGCAAAGAATTAAACAGTATTTTTATAACGCCTATAAGTTCCAGCAAACGACTTGGAACAAGACTTTGGACAAGTTTCAGAAGAACGAGTATCGAATCTTCAGTTACTTGAACATGGAGGCGTTGAACGACAGGAATAGACGCGCCAGGTATCGTGAGTTTGACATGATGGAATTCATGCCCGAACTCTCATCGGCCCTAGATATCTATTCTGATGAGATGTGTTCATTTACTGACCTAAACCCGATTCTGAACATTGAATGCCAAGACACGAACCAGAAACAGATTTTAAGCACATTATTCTATGATGTCCTTGATGTCAGGAACAATTTGTGGTCTTGGGTGAGAAAAACTTGTAAATATGGTGATTTCTTTCTGTATTTGCATCTTGATCCTCAACTTGGTGTTCAATATCATGTAGACCTTCCTGCAGAAGAGATGTTGAGGATTGAAGGTCTGGATGAAAGCAATCCGAACTATGTTAGGTTCAAATGGGAGGCGAGAGGGCTGACGTTTGAGAACTTCCAGGTGGCCCACTTCAGGATTGCTGCGAATGAGCGTAATTTTCCTTATGGTGTTTCTGTTTTAGAGAATTCACGCCGAATTTTCCGCCAGTTGGAACTTTTAGAGAATGCGATTATCTCTTATCGTATTGTTCGGTCCCCTGAGCGCAGAGTGTTCTATATTGATGTTCAGAACATTGCGCCCAAAGACACAGATGGATATATTGAAAAAATCAAGACAGCAATGAGGAAGAATCAGATCGTCGATCCTGATACAGGTGACGTGACACAGAGGTATAATGCTCTAAGTGTTGAAGATGATCTGTTCGTCCCGGTTCGAGGCCAGCAATCTGGAACAAAGATTGAAACCCTTGCTGGGGGGCAGTATCAAGGCGGAGTCGAAGACGTCCAATACCTTCGGAACAAACTGTTTGCCGCAATCAAAATTCCCTCTTCTTATCTTGAAGACAAGGACTCCCCTGACTCTCAAGGCTCTCTGACCCAGAAAGACGTTCGATTCGCTCGAACCATTTGTAGACTCCAGTCGTTTATTGTTGCCGAACTTGAGAAAATTGCTCAGGTCCATCTTGTCATGCTTGGTTTTGCCGGGGAGAAATTGGTCAACTTCAAGTTGAGCCTAAACAATCCGTCAATGATCTGGGATATTCAGGAAATGGAGTTCTTGAGTCGGAAACTGGAAGTTGCTGAAGCTGCGAAGAACTTCTTGGATAGCGATTTCATTTATCGTAAACTGTTTAACTTTTCAACAGAAGAGATTCGAAACATCCAAGCGGGTAGAGAAACAGACGCTAAGTTCTTACGAAAGATTACCATGTTGTCTGCTCCTCCAGAAGCCGGTGGTGGGCTTGGTGGAGACCTCGGTGGAGGCCTTGGCGGCGGCATGGATATGGGTGGAGGCATGGACCTTGGCGGTGATATGGGGGGCCTTGGTGAGTTAGGTGGTGGGGAGCTAGGCGGAGCTTCTGGCCCTGAAGCCGGTGCTGAAGGTGGAGGTGGTGAAGATACATCTCTTCTCACCGCTCCTGCAAGGGCTCAAGACCCACGCAGCGATGGAAAGCCTTTAAGTACATTTGATGAAGCCCGGGCCAAGATTGAGCAGAACAGAAAGAAGGAACAACCTACTCCCCATGTGTCAGGTGAAGTTCATGATTACGAGAAAAGTTCTTACGAAACAGAACTGAACCCTGGGAATGCGCAACCTAAAAGTCCAATCGAGGCTTCTCAGGTTGAAAAAGCCGCCTATATCCCGAAAGAGATGAACAGGAATGTGTTTGGTTCAACCTCAACACCTGCAGCTAAGGCGATTCCAAGCCTGAACGAGATGAGAGAACGATTGGTATCAGCGAATAAGAAGGTCATTTCGATCACAAATCAACATTATTTAGACCAGGAGAGTAACCGAGATGGCACGGACCTATAATAAAAAAAGGAATACGTATTTTCTGTTTGAGGCTCTTGTCAACGGTTTTGCGTCGAAACAAATTGACTCTCCAGGAGCAGGAGAAGAAGAGTTTGTTTCGTTGTCCAGGAAGTTCTTTGAGAGCGGAAACCCGTTACAACAGGATCGTGAGTTGTATGAGACCATTTTGAGAATTAAAGGGTCTGGATTGTCTCATGAAGAGACGCTTCATGTTCTACGTGAGTGTAAATCCAAGCGTCTAAGACTTTCAGAAAAAGACCTATTCGATGCACAGAGCGGGGTTCTAACCGGGCTGTATGAGTCTTTTGGGGAAGACGCTCTTTCCTTTGAAATTGACGATTATAAATTGTTGGCCAATGTTAAACATTACTTTGATAGCGAAGATCCTATTGAGTCGGTCAAACTTGAGAGGTTGATTTGTGAAGAAGTCGAGACGAGGTCTGATGCGGGACCTGAAATTTTGTCTGAACCCCCGGCTGGTGAAGCAATTCCTGTAGAAGAGGATGAGCAGAAGGCTCTGGTTGGACTCTACGAGTCGAACAATCCCGGATTTTCTTTGTATTTGAATGACGAGATTCGTCGTATTCGGCCTATTTTGAGAGAGGCAAGTATTTGTCCCGAGTGTACGTCTTGTGATTTAGAGATGAAGGGAAAAGTTGTTCAGGTCCTGCACCTTTTGGAAGAGTTCAAAACCAGGCCTGTTGTTCGGGCCGATGTTAAGTTCTTTGTTAAGGTTCAGTCTTTGGCAAAAGAATTGGAGGCGTCATAATGTTGACCTTCACGACAAAAAACAAAGTTGAGCGCCTTCTTGAAGCTAAGTTAATTCATATCTCGAAGGGCGAAGATAAGAAAGAAACGATTCGGCTATCGGTTCAGAAGACGGCGGATGGAAATGTTCTCATCGACGACAACCTTCCATTCTACATTTACATCATCCCGACCAAGGCGACCATTTTCTCTGCGCCCAAAGACCTTCAGGATGAGTTGATCATCCCGAAGCAGAGGAAGTTTTTTGATTTCTTGGTGAAGAAGGGTATTACTTTGCCCCAGAATGTTGGTGGTGGAGAAGTCTTTAATAGTTTTGAAGCGAAATATGCTCTTCCTGAAGACCAGGAGAGTGGTGTTCTTGGGAATATCTTGAAGCGGATTTCAGAATATGTTCAAGAAGAGGCTGTTGAAGGCAAGGTTAGCGCGGATTACATCAAGAACCGGTTGAAGTACCTCGTTGGAGGACAAAACGGCTCAACGGATATGGAGAAGATTGGGAAGAACGAGAAGGACTTCATGACCAAGGCTGGGTATTATGCTTTTGGCCGGTCTTCTACCCGAGACATCCCCGCTTACAACTCCTATTACTTCGAATAAGGAGATTTCAGTGAAGAAAATTGAACAATTTTTGGAAAAGGCTCTCCGCGAAGCGAACGAACCGGAAGATCCGAATGCGACAAAACCGGGGAAAATGGTTTCTCAACCACAAGTACAGCAACCGATCAATGTTATGGCGAAGGCAAAAGAGCGTGTTGATGCGGCTCTTTCTATTTTTAGTGATGTCTTAGAAAAGCAGGCGGGTTATATTAGTGAAATTTTTGGAACACTGAACGGTCCTCCGACAAAGATTCCTGATGATTGGAAGGCTGCAATTGTTAGTACAGGGTTAAAAATCAATGGTGGTTATGTTCCAAATGTTGGTTTTGCTAACCCCCATCTTGCCGAAGGGAAGATTACGTTCGTGAAAGCGGGTGCAAGCGCAAGGGGTACAGATACCTCCTATCTTGGCCAGCCGACTCTTGGCTCTGTTCCTGATACTCAGACGACAGCAACCGCAGCACCGGGGCAAGAAGCGCCTAGCGCGGCGATGCAGGCTAGTCTTGATTCAAAGTATGATACATCAAGATATAACGAGCAAGCCCTTCTGAACGGGGCAAAACTGTTAAATTATGCGGTTCGTCGTTCTATCAAAATTGTAATGGACTTTGCTCAGGGGAATCTGCCAAAGAACGTACAACCGGATACTGTGGTTAGTTTGATTGGGCCAATGTTTAATAATTTGCTTGCATATCACTACAAAAATAAGAGCGAGCATTTAGACACAGGTGTTACGACTCAATCTTTTGTTAAGTTTATGGTGGATGCGAATCCCCAAGAGTTTGGGTCTGCCGGTTTAGGTCAAAAGGCTGCTTCCGGCGCTATGCCGTTAATGTTTGCGAATGCGATTGCTGCTTATTTGCCTCAAAAGGGCCACGAAAAGCAGGTTCAATCTTTACGGCTATTCACCCCGGCTATAAATTTCACGGCCCAGACTACTCAGCAGGATCCAAAGAGCCAAGCAACCATGGTTGTTCCTGCTCCTCGGGGTTGGCCTCAACAGTCAAGGATGTATATCAGTTTCCCATTTTTACAATCTTCGTTTTATGAACTGTTTCAGAAGGTTCTTCGTCTCGGAGCGAAGACTCCAGAAGAAAGAGCAGCGGCTGATTACAAAAAGGGAGAGGGTGTTCAAGCCTATGTTCGTAGGGCTTATCCCATGTTAATCGCGCTAGGAAAGGAACATGGACTTTCTCGCGGCCCTGGTGGTAACTGGGCTCCAAAAGCCGGAGTAGAACAGCAAATCAATAAAATGAAAGCAGAGAGGCCCCCGACACGTCCATTTGGAAATGAGTTTGGTGACAACGCAACGACGCAGCCAAGAAACACGATTCAGGAACAAGAACAAGGACAGGAAATTCCTGGATTTGAGAACGCGGTTCATATGGCGCTGGTTACAATGGACGCTTTATATAAGCGAATCAGGAAAGAGAAGTTTGTTCAGGTTGGGTTCTCTTCTTTCATCGGAAGTATTTTGGATACGGGGACGTCTTCCTTCTTGCAAGAATCAAATCAAAATAAAAAGACGGCAAAAGACCTTCTTTTGGCAAAAACAAAAGAAAAGAACAAGTTGAAGTAGTTATTTGCGGTTGCGACCCTTGAGCGGGTTTCTCACACTCTTTGTTTAGGAGATGAAAGATGACAATTGGAACACAACAGGACCAGAAAGTTTTTTCTGATTACCTTAATCTGAAGACCCCGCGCAATGTGGGAGATTCTGGGACTCCCCTTGAGGATACTTGGGCGAAGTTGGATCTTGTCAAGAATATTGACATCGCTCTGGCTGATATGGACCTCGAACTGTCTCTAACCAATGATCGGTTCTCTGCTGGTGTGACAACTCCGGGTAATTGGGTGGTCAATCTCGGAACAACCAATCTGTCGATTGCGAGCATTGCTAAGGATTCTGATACGGCGTGTACCATCACGTTTGATCCTCAGGAAGTGTGGCCGCAGCTTGATGTTTCTTTGGAATCGCTTCATGGCTTGGCTCAGTTGGCCATCACGAAGGATTCTTCTGATGGTTTGGCCCAACTTGCGATTACCCAGAGTTCAGCAAGCAGCATTCCCCAACTCGCCATTGTTAAAGATACAGCGTCTCATTTGTGTCAATTGGCAATCTCTGGTGTTGCTTTGGGCGCTGTTGATCCTGTTGTGACAATTGATTTGACTCAAGATACATTCTTGAGCGAAGCCACGGCAGAGACAATGACCAACTGGACGATTGATATGGATACGGCGAACACGGGCTTAACCGCTGGCGTGATCACGTGGGTCAGCAATGTTCAGTGTACCTTGGCTACAACGGGTACGGCCACAGCCGGTACGTTTACGTTAATGATTGAGGCTCTTGCGATGACTCGCGGTCTCAATTCCGGTGTTGGTTCCTATTTGATTGCTGCTGTTCCTGTGTCGAGTTGTACAGATGCTGACGTGAATCCGGTTTATGCCGTTACGTTGAGTTCTGATGTATTCCTGGGACAGGAACGCACAGAAGAAATGGCTAACTGGGTTTTTACGATGGGGACGTCAAACCTTGTCGTCCAGAGCGTGTCTTGGACCGACAATACTCATTGTAAATTGATTACAACAGGTATTGCAGCAAACACATTTGATGTGTCTGTTAACGTGGACGCATTGAGTGGTTCTTATGCATCAGGAACTGCGACATATACGGTTTCTTCAAATACGAGCGTGTGTACTGATGCCGCCTATGGCCTGAATCCGGTGTATGCCGTGGCTCTGACCGCAGACACTTTCGCATCAGAAGCGGCTTGTAACCTGGTCACAAACTGGACGTTTGACATGACAGGAAGTGGTTTGACCATTACCTCGGTAATTTGGTTGAGCAACGTCTCTTGCACCATTCAGACATCAGGTATTGCCTTGGCGGCATCGTTTACCTCGATGGTTGAAGCTCTTGCTTTGACCCGGGCCTACAATTCTGGTGTGGCGACATACGACATTGTTACAGATGCCAGTACCTGTACAGATTCTCTGTTTGGTGTGGATCCTGTGTATGCGGTGGTTCTGTCTGATGATGCGTTTGCAAGCCAGGTTGCTTGTGAACTGGTCACAAACTGGACGTTTGATATGACGGGAAGCGGACTGTCGATTTCGTCTATCTCTTGGACCGATGCCAATAACTGCAAAATTAACACCTTGGGTGTCGCTTCTGAGGTGGCCCTGGCTTCGTTTACGGCGTTTGTTGAAAACGCGGCTCTGGTTCGTACTCGTGATTCTGGTGTTGCGACTTATGTGATTGCTGATGATGCCAGTACTTGTACCGATGTGGCCCATACTCTGGATCCGGTTTATGCTGTGGTTCTTTCTGAAGATACATTTGTTGGAGAGGCCGCTTGTGAGCTGATCACGAACTGGACATTTGATATGGGTGTGAGCGGTCTTACTGTTGAATATGTTGACTATGTCGATCCCACAAATTGTAAGTTTGTGATGTCTGGCACCCCAGCAGCTCGCTTCTTTGCGTTGTGTGAAGCCGCCGCACTGACCGGTGGCGTAGATTCTGGCGAAGTGCTCTATACTATCGCGACAGATACTAGCGTGTGTACGGATGCTCCTCAACTGGTTGATGGGATTATCACTCTTCGCGCCACCTCAGCCGCTTTGGATGCTGGTATCTTTGATGAGTCAGTGTTTACTCTCAATACAGCAACTGGTGAGCATTCTGCTTCGGGCCAGGTCAGCGGTCCTTACTATGCCACAGAGTCCTTCTTCGTTCGTGATGGATATATCATGGACTCGTTCACGCCCCCCGTCATTCCTTCCGGCCTTCAGGTTTTCCCTGAATTTGTTGCGGCCGATGTGAACGCGGATTTTGGAACGACATACACAACCCAGGTTGACCATTTTGGTTCAACGGACCCGATTAATGAGGCTTTGATCTTTTGCACAGGCCCGACCATCACGAATCCGATTTCTGCAATTACCTATGAGAGTATTGCAGTGAACACGGGTCTGGTTGTCCAGCGCGGATTTGGGTTCCGTCAGTTCTATCCCACCACGTTGTTTGATAGCAGCGTGATTACTGGGTTTGGCGCAGACCTCGCTGGGGTTGTGGCGGGTTCATACATCAACATCACGTTTGCTGAACCTGAGATGGTGCAGAAGGTTGACTTCAACATGCTCGCTGCTGGTTGTACGGCGACTATCGACCTGTTTGGTTCAAATGATGGTGGAACTTGGACGGCTATCGAAACCGAAATGACTCTGTCGTCAATTGGTTCGAACGCCCACGAATTCGACAACAATATGTCCTACAGCCGGTATCGCTTCACGATTCATACCGCTGCCAATGCTTCTGGCGGGAAGATTCTGGAACTTGGGCTTTATAACAAGCCAATGAGCACGAGGACGACTACAGACCTTCCGACCCTTGGTTATGCCTTGACTGCAGACGGGTCTATCATCGTCAGCAATGCAGTTGATATGGCCGCTTGGGCGATTGCTCACCCTGCTCAGGATCTTTTCATTACATCAGAGCCTGCGGCTGCTTGGAACTGGCAGGAAATGGACCAGGTCAGTTTTTATACGAAGTCGAATGTTCTTGGTTTGGTCGGTGAAATCTCGTTTGACATTAGTCCCGCCACCACAGTGTCCCACAATATCGTTTGTACTGAAGCTGGAATGTGGGAACGTCATCGCATCCCCATTACTGTTCCTGCGGGTGAGAGCGTTACCGCGATTTACTTCACACCCAACACAACAAAGGGTCAGGTCGTTGTCATCGGAGGCCCTGCAATTCTGAATGAGGTTTTTGGTGTTACTACGGGTTCTCTTCCGCAGTCTTCTAGCGTTGAGAATTTGAACATGACGTCTCCTCGCGCGTTTATGTTCTATGTCCCCGATTTGGACTCTGTGGATTTCCAGGGGTTCACTTGTGAAGCGAATTATTGGGACGGTTCTGCTTTTGATGCAACGAAGAAGCAGGTTGGCGCGTTTGCTGGTTCTACAATGATTGGGTACCTCGGAGCGTCAGGTGCTCGCAAGCCGGTATATGCTGTAGCGTTCGATTTTGCTGACCAGTTCTCTACCGACGATGTTCATGGTGGTTACACCTTCGATTTCTTGGTGGATCGGTACATTGTTGGTGTTGCGGGTAACGATATTCAAATCGTCGGTCTGTCTGTGATCGACAAGGAAGTGGTGTAAGCCATGCGTAGATGGATGTTGCGGCCTGTGGCTCATTGTTGCGGCGGAAAATAGCGAGGCGACTATGTTTCCCGATTTGGACCTTTGGTTTCGGATTGCAGCGGTTGGAGCAACAATTATTTTGGTTTATGGGCGGATCTTCAATGCGGTTCGCCCAAAAGCCAAGTTTTTTCACTGCCCTATGTGTGTTGGATTTCATGTAGGATGGATTCTGGCTCTGCCGCTGTTAGTCCAAGCTGGTTATGAATTTGGACCAGGATTTATTTTTGTGTTGTTCAGGGAGGCCTGCGTTGTGTCGCTGGTTTCGTACTTGTTCGGAATGAGCGTATCAGATGATGGGATTAATATTTCTGTGCGTTCTGGGGGGCAGGAATAATGGCGAGAGGTCTTCTTATTGAGACATTTGGTATTGGGGAACAGCCCGTAGAACTGCGTGATAAATTGGTTGAGAGCGAAGAACGGTCTGATGGGATCTATCTGAACGGAATCATTCAGACCGCAGAGACTCTTAATGGGAATCGTCGAATCTATCCTAAGCCCCTTCTTGAACGAGAAATGAGAATCTACGACAAGTTTATCAGGGAGAATCGTTCTGTCGGGGAACTAGACCATCCAGAACGAAACGTGGCCTGGCTTAAAGAAGCGTCTCACATGTTGACCGAGTATTGGTGGGACGGTAATGTTGTGATGGGAAGAATGAAGGTTCTCCATCATACACCAAATGGAAAAATTCTTGAAGGTTTGCTTCAAGATGGTGTTCGGGTCGGGGTGTCAAGCAGAAGTCTGGGCTCGTTGGTCAGGACGTCTCGCGGGGATGTTGTGGATGAAGACTTGATGATTATCTGCTTCGATGTTGTCGCAAATCCATCTACGCCAAATGCGTTCCCGATTCGTGAGTCAATTGATGCAAGAATCAATTCCTGGACTCATGAAGACAAAATCAATCGGCTCCTGAATGAAATTCTCTATATCAGAGGCATTGGTCGAAAATGACAAATACAGAACTGAAGAAACTTGTTAAAGAGAGCGTTAAAGAGAGTTTAAAAGAACTTCTCTTTGACTCTAAAATTATCGAGACATTGATGGTGGAAGTTATCTCCAAGGTCTCCAAGATTCAGGAAGTAACGGCCATGGGTGCGGGTATCGGTTCAATTGAAGCCGCCCCCGTTCCTTCTGATGAGTTTGATCCTGAAGAAGTTGATGACGAAAAAGAGGCAGAGGTCCAACTTGCTGAAAACATTGCAAGTTTCTGGGGCAAGGCCTTAGGATCAGATCCTGCATTCAACAAAGTTAAGGTTGAAGCAAGAGGCAAGGCTTATGTTCCAACAGAATTGGCGGAACAAAAGTCGAAGAAGAATTCGAATTCGAAACAGATCCAAGTTGGTGGGGTCGTGATTCCTGTTGGGGAACAAGAAGAAGAGTCCAATGTGGATCTAGGTAGAAATTCATTTATGGGAGCCCTTCTTAATTCAAAGAAGGTCAGAGAAAGCGTGGAACGATATGTTCCTGAAGAAGAAAGGGTGGCAGAGTAATGGTTGTGAACGTACAGGTAGATTTGCGTCCGAAAGAGACTTCAGAAAGTCTGGTCCGTCGATTCCTCACGAAAGTGAAGAAGGAAGGGATTATTCGAGAGGTTAAGGCGAAGGAGTTTCACCTCACGAGGTCTCAGAAGCGCAGATTAAAGAAGACGAAGGCTAAAGTAACGAAGATCATTGAACGGAAGAAAAACGAGAGGGCTAAGAATAAATTTTACGAAGAATAAGCCCGAAAAACGAACAAATTTGTAAGTTTTCGTACTTACCTGTTGAATGACCACTTTGTGGCTTCGCTTAGGAGAATTTGGAATGGCCAAAAACGATAAGCAAATCAAGAAACTTTCAGAAGAGATTAAAGGCACGCTCAAGTCTCTTTTCGAGGTTGACATTCCCGGCCAGGTTCCAAATAGCGATCCTTTGGCCCCTGCTGCGGGACAAGATCCTTTGGCTGACCCAAACGCAGATCCGTTAGCGGACCCGTTAGCGGACCCCATGGCTCAAGGCGCTGATCCTTTGGCTGATCCTATGGCTCAAGACGCCGGGATGGGCATGGATGCTTTGAATGGTGGCGCTCCTGGGGAGGAAGACCCAATGTCTCCCGAAGGTGGGGATGTTCCTGTTCCTGAGACGGATCAAGCCAACTTGAATAATATTCCTGAAGCCCCTGCGGGTGAAACAGAGCCGCAGAAAGTTCAACCCGAGCCGAATGTCAATATTCTTGGAACAGAGAATCGGGACCAGACGGCGAATCCTCTCCCCAATTTTGTTGCTGAAGCATTTGGTGGGGAAGAGAAGGCGAACCAAGTAATCAATTATTTGGTTGAGCGTGTCGTGATGAATTATCACGTAAAGAAGGGCGCGAATACGACTCATGGTGAGCAAGAATTGCATGATGTGATTATCGAGAAACTGGCTAAGTTCCTCGAAAAGAAGCAGGACGAGTTCTCTTCTGACAATGTTGATTTGAGAAAAGAATTGGCGGGAGTGGAAGAGAAATCGAATAAAGCGTTGGAAGAAAATGTTCAGATTAAAGAAAAATATATTACGCTTTTACGTGAATTTAGTGAAGTGTTGGCTGAGAGCCATAGTTACTTAAAGCGGAACGAGCTAAACTGGAAGGTTTTCGGTTTGGCTATTTCGGACCAGCGTAAGGCTCAGGCGATTCGTGAGATGTCGTCTTTGTCTCTTGCTGAGTCTGAGCAGTATTTGAAGCGTTTGCAGAAGTTGGAAGAGTCTTCTTCGCCTTCAGCGCAACCTCGGAGGTACAATACAGCCGAGACCGCAAAATTGAGGGAGTTTGTGAAGGGTCGTGCAACGGAGCAGGACGAGGCAAAGAAGAAGCCGATTAATGAGGAGCAAGCAGATTCGTGGAATCGTGTTCTTCGTAATGCTGGCGTGTTAGAAGATGAGGATTAACAACAACGCTCCAATTAATGGGGCATATGGAGAGAACAAATGAGTACGTTTTTTGATAACCTTCGTTCGAGTGAAATCTCGCTTCTGAAAGAAAAAGAAGCGAAGATGGTCAAGATTATGAAAAAGTGGGAAGCCACCAAATTGCTGAAGGGCCTTGATGGTACCCGCAAGGTGAATGTTGCCCAGTTGCTTGAGAACCAGGCCAACCAGCTCCTGTCAGAAGCCACCACGATGTCCAATGGTGACATCGAAGGTTACGCTGCTGTTGCGTTCCCGCTGGTCCGTCGTGTGTTCGGCGACCTGATTGCTGAGAAACTGGTTTCTGTTCAGCCGATGAGCCTGCCTGTGGGTCTCATCTTCTTCCTGGACTTCGTGTATGCTAATGGTACCAACAGCAACCGTCAGGGCCTGTTTACTTCTGGTGAATCTGTCTACGGTGGTAACAAAGTGGGTAGCGGCATCACGGAAGGCGTGGACATTGAGTCTGGTTCTAAGGGTTTCTATGACCTGAATCAGGGCTACTCTTCTCCTTACGGTACTCTGTTCATCACGGAAGGCTTGGACAGCACCCCGGCGAACGACAAGATTTGTAACATGCCTTGGACAGACTCTGCGGTTACGAACACGGCTCTGACCGCTGCTCAGATCATCGCTGCTGAGTGTACCCATGACGTGAAGAATGACCCCCGTGTTCTTTATGATAATGGTGTGTATAACTATCGTCGGTATTGTGTCCAGTTGACCGCTGCCGAGTGGACCCGGTTGAACCTGAACTCCACGATCAACATGAATCTTGTGACCGGTACGTCCACGGTTGGTGGCGCTGCGTCTCAGATCTTTGATTGGACCAAGGTGTCTGTGGTGAATCGTCTCACAACCCTCGTCCCGGCTTCCTATCAGATTTACTTTGTTCTTCGCGCCCCGGTTGCGGGCTACGCTGGCGAACTGGTGACCACTGCCACTACAACGAAAGACGTGGACTTCAATCACGCCATCAATGATAAGTGGACGAACGGTTCTTCAATCGGCGCTCTGGCTGCTGAGGACTGGTATCATGAAGGTCCGACCGACAAGGACACCAAGTATAATGTGGGTTCTGGGACCTATGCTTGGCAGGAAATGGGCGAGATCGACATCAAGCTCAACAACATTCCTATCAGCGCGAATACCCGTAAGTTGAAGGCCAAGTACACCCCGGAGGTCCAGCAGGATTTGAACGTGTTCCACAATGTTGATGCCGAGACCGAGTTGACGGGTATCATGTCTGAGCACATGAATCTCGAAATCAACCAGGAAATCCTGGGTGACCTCGTGAATGGCGCGACGGCTGGTAAGTTCTATTGGAGCCGTATCCCGGGTAATTTCGTGAATCGTGAGACGGGTATCGTGTCTACTGGTGACTTCACTGGTACGGTTTCTGAGTGGTATGAGACTCTGTGTGAGCGTATCAATGACCTCAGTTCTGTTATCCATCGCAAGACCCTGAAGGGTGGCGCGAACTTCATCGTGTGTAATCCTGATGTTGCGTCCATCCTTGAGATGACCAACGGGTTCCGCGCTTCGGTTGAAGTGGATGACAACGGTGATGCTGGCGTCTACAAGAGCGGTAACATGAACAAGAAGTGGGATGTGTATGTTGATCCTTACTTCCCGATCCAGGTCATGCTGATCGGCCGGGTTGGCAAGCAGTTCCTTGAGAGCGGCTATGTTTATGCTCCCTACGTCCCCATTCAGTTCACTCCGACCATCTACGGCCCAGAGGACTTCGTGCCTCGTAAGGGTGCGAGTACCCGCTATGGGAAAAAGATGGTCCGCCCTGATATGTATGGGCTTATTGAAATTAAAGACATCCACGGCTAATTCTGCTTGATTTTGCTGGGGTTTTCGGACCCCAGCAAATCTTTATTTCTGTTCCAACTACAATTAACAAGCCAAAAACAAAGAGTAAATTCTTTTCTCTTGACAAAGCGGGTAAAGATGCTATAGTTACTATTGGAGGTTCCAATGAGCGACTATGCCTGTTACATTTGTGAGTTTACAACCGAAGACCGCAAGGACTATATTGCCCATGTTAAAGATGTTCATGGGGAGTTCATTAAGCGCCATGTTTTGGCTCACAAATAGGATAGACTTATTTTAGGTTAGGCTTAGTGTCGGGATTTGGATACTGTTCTTGTGGTTTTTAGTCTCTGCGCGGACCCGGTGTGATTCCCGGTTGAACTCCTCGCGAAGAGGGTGCCTTCTTTTGTGCCGGATTTGGCTTTCGGTTTGCGTGACCAGCAAGCAAATTAAAGATTTCTTCCATTTTTTCCAAAGGCTGGGTGAACTCGTAAGTGGAATCGATGAGCGTGCTGATAGAAACTCCTGTTTTGCTGTCACCGGAAGCATCCAAACGGTCAATGATTTGGTCAACAATGGTCATCAAATCAACAAGACGATTCAGAAGTTCTGGCTTTCCGACCATTCCAGAGTCCATTTGGTCGTACTTTTCCTTGAAATCGAGGACACGTTCCCAAAATATTTTAGCAGTTTCTTCTTCCCAACTTGTTTTGGCAAGTCCCCCCATTTCTGTATTAAATCCTTCGTTGAGGATTTTGGCGTTTCTTTGAATTCGTCTGGTTAGTTCATCATGATGTTCAGTCATATCGGTCTCCTTCTGCGTTAACTATCTTTGGTGATTTTTTTTAAGCTATCTCTTGCATTCCCAAAACCATTGGGTATAATGAGAAAGATTGGAGGCTTTGTGATGACTCAGGAAGAGTGGGTTGATGTCGCCTACAAAATTGCATCGAAGTATCATTGGGGGCCTGGTGGACAAGTCAGGTGAGCCTTACATTAACCACTTAGTCAGGGTTTCTAAATCTGGCAAGACGACGCAAGAAATGATTGTGGGAATGCTACATGACATTCTTGAGGACACTCCTTGCACCGTCCACGAGATCTCGGCCAGTTTTGGGAACGAACCAAAGATTGCGAAAGCGATTCTCGCCCTGACCCATCCATCAGATGAGTCCTACATTGATTACGTGAAGAGGATCCGGGTTCTGGGTGGATTGGCTCACAAAGTGAAGGTCTATGATGTTCTCGATAATGTGAGTTTTGAAAGGATCTCGAAACTCGATCCGGAGACCCAATACAGATTGGTCGGGAAGTACTACGCAGCCCTCAGAATTCTGACGAACAAGAACTATGCGAACAGAGCATTTCTAAAAGAGGTATTTGCTGGAGCAATTCTTTCTGACTTCAGTGAGGAGTTTTCGGATCCGGTCACTCTTGCCTGCAGACGGCTTTATTCTGATCTCCTGAACGGCAGAAGGAAGGTCAAGTTGCACTCAAAACCCCGATTAAGGAAGAAGCATCCAAGGAGAGACGATGGGTGAAATGGCTGATTTCTCTCTGGAACAAGTTGGGGATTGGGAAGACCTTGTTTCTGAATATCATTCAGGAAACATGTCTGTTCATGAGGCCTATGAACACGGAATTGTTGATGAACTTGGGTTCGAACATAAAGCGTCAACAACCAAAACCTGCAAGTTCTGTGGGGCTACCAATTTGCAGTGGAAAGTAACCGAAACGGGTTGGAGACTCTTCTCTGGTGCCGGAGAACTTCACGAATGTGAGAAATATACTTGCATTTCTAAAACCATTCGGTATAATGGGGAGAATGGAGGCGAGACATGACGACAAAGAGTATTCTTTCACAACAATTCAAGAAATATTTTCAGGACCCGCTGAATGAATTGGTGGCAGCTGGTGAGGTAAACAAGAATCTGGCGGAGAAGGTTCTTGCCTTATTAGAGCCGGTCATTACGTTTCGAACAGCACAACCCCCTCTGTTTTACTCTTTGAATGAAGTCCGTCTTGGCGAATTGGATTTGGGGCATTTTGGTGGAACACATTCTTTGGTTATGGAGTGGAGTTTTGTTCTGTTAAGGTTTGAGATGTTCCATTGTAATCCGGCGAACGGAGAAGAGTTCGATGTTCTTGATATTACTACAGAAATCTCAGACGGTTCTGGCACCCCTGTTTATGTTAATTTCAGAGACAAACCGGTCTCATTGAGGAATTTCCTCGCAAGCAAAATTTTAGCCTAATCTGTGGAATTGTTCCACGTTTTATTTGGCGGTAGCCAAGAAAGTGAAAAGTATATGACAACAACCACGACAACCTCCCCTCTTTCTTATTTTGAGTCACGGTACAGCAGGCCTCTTCAGCGTCTTGTTGAGTCTGATGAGATTGGCGCTATTCTGGCGACGGAAGCAACCAAGTTTTTGAGTTCGACTCTTCCGTTTCATAAGACGGATCCTTTGATTTATTCAGGGGATAACGAAGTAAATGTTTTGTGGTTGATTGATGACATTTTCCGCATGGAAGCAATTTTCTCTCGTATCGGTGATGATGAAAGTGAAGAGAACTACCTTAGCGTTGAGATCAGGGTCCTTCAGCGAGGAGAAGTCATCATCGACGGAAGTTTTGGCGATGCTCCAGAATCCGCGAAGCAAATCTTCTTCAAGTTTCTTAAAACCGCCGCCCCAAACTCTGATTCCTACAGGGTATAAATAAAGGCTGATTTATGCGCCTCACCAACAATACAAACCATTCAGATGCCCACGTATTAAAAGAGATCGAAGAACTCTGGCCTAATTTCAAACTCAGCAAAATGTCAGAGTTCAGAATCAAAGAAAAAGATGGTCTAAGATTCTGTCCTGGGGTCAATGCGGACGAGATGGCCCTCTTCGCCATGGAAGTCCATGAGATGCAGTTCCAGACGCCCTGGGAAGCCTTCCTTGCGACCTTTAAGAAGAAGAACTACGACGGGTTGATTAATCACCAAGGTCGTTGTGCTTGTACCCCAGATGTCGCGAAACATTGCAAGGATTTCTGTTGGGACCGATGCAAATATGCATGGGAATTCGATGGGGTGTTCAAAGAATTCTCCGATGATTCTCGTGGATATGTTCCATGGAAAAAGACGAAAGGAGGAGTAAATGTCCAATAAAGAATTTACTCACACCGCAACTTTAAGGATTCACGGAAGAACCGGGAGATTCTTGGATGTTGGCACCATCAAGGTTCGAGAGACCAGAACCGCTTGGACTGATGAAGTGGGCANNATGAAGTGGGCAGGATCTATACAAAACCTGGGTTCTGGAATTCTTACAGATATTGCGAGATGTTTGGCCCTGCTCTTGGAACAACTAAAAGTGTTGATGAACTGGTTGACATAACTCCTATCACGGAGCAAACATCAAATGTCCAGTAAAGAATTTACTCACATCGCAACGCAAAGGATTACAACCGGCTCTCATTTTCAGGACGTTCCAGGGCTTCTGGTTTACGAAACCCCTGCTTTCTGGGTGGGTGAGAATGGACGAAAATATCGTAAAGGTGGCCATTACTGGGAATCTCACGGAATTCCTCAACATGCGGATGGACACGACTCTTCTTTTACTCAATTGATTGACATCGTTCCTGTTACAGAGCAAACCAGACGGCCTATCTTCGCCTCAGAAGCGATTAGGAAAGAGGTGATGGAGTTTGTCTCAACCTTGGAACAGGGCCTCACAGAGGGGTCTCTAGGCCCATTGCATAGCATGGGGTTTAGCCAATGCGCGAACGTGATGAAAGAGAAACTTTTTGAAATGGAGAAGATTAATGACTAATGACCCAACACATCGAGCAACGCTCCGAATTCATAGTAGGGGCAGGTATATGGACTTTTCGTACATCTTTGTCACGGAGAACAAATCCTGCTTTACTGACATGATTGGAAGAAGATACACGAAGCCTGAATGCAGAGAAAAGGGGACCAATTTGTACAAAGAGTACATGAAATATGGCCCTTTGCATATTGATTCGAAGTCACCGGCATTCAAACTTGGAACTTTTTCTGAACTGGTCAACATCACACCCATCACTTTCGGGGTTGTGAAGAAAGTTGAAGAAAAATAATATGATTCCTGAGTTAAAATTTAGCATGAAGAAGATGTTTGTGTATGCTCTGTTTGGCGTTATTGCTGTATCTTTTGGTCTTGCCAACATCTTTTTTGCTCATGAGTTTTTGATTGATCCAACGGCGGTGATTGTCATCTCTGTTTCGTTACTGTTCTCCGTTGTTGGGGTTATCATTCTAACCAGGGTTCAACTCCTTTCAGAACTTGATGATTCAGGCATAGAACTTGTACGATCTGAAGATCAAGTCCCCGTTCCTGACTATTTTGTTGAAGCGTTTGATGAGGATCCCGAATTCAATGGGGCTTATCTTCAACACCTTCCTGATGATGTTAGGGAAATTGCCGTGGACAGCCTTAATGGGTTGATTAATGGAGACGAAATCAATTTAGAGCCGCCCTATGAACAAATTGTTTCTTCATTAACCCGAGACTCTGCTTTGGAGTTGCTGGCAAAACCGAAGAGTGCCGTATCGATTCCCGACCTTTATAGGTTGAAGCATTTTTTGACCAAGGACCAAGAATTTCTTGGGTTGCTGGAACAAAATGAAGTGTTGTACAGAAACGCTATGGGACTATTGGAACGACCTATTCATGTAGGCTGTAAAGTGGTCCCTGTTGTTGTAAATGATGACGATTGGTGTGGGGTAAGGGTTACCGATGTTAAGGGAAACAAAATCCCGGATACCATTACGGCAAGCTCGAACAATGCAGTTTTTGATGTAGTGACGGCAGAAAAGAAAGAAGGGGAATGAACCATGTATGTAGTCTTTGAAGGCATTGATGGGTCAGGGAAGACAACTCTTCTTCGTATGGTTGCGGAGGAACTCATAGCCAAGGATAGCGTGGTGTTCCATATTCCTGGTTATGTTGTTCCCGAACTCAAGACTCTTATCATTCCCGAACTTCAGAAAGCGGAGCCGGATCAACTTTATCTCTCCCTTCTTTTCGCTGCGGACAGGGCAAAACAGACCGAACTAATTAAGGACCTTCAATTTAAACCTGAGACCTTCATTCTTGCTTCTCGGAGTTATATTTCGGGCCTTGTTTACCAAAGTACAAGAAGTGAACTGTCTCTAACCTGGCTTGAAACGGTCAACAAGTTCTGTGTAGAACCCGACAAGATTGTTTACTGTGATCTTTCTGTTGAGGAAGCAATCAAGAGAGTATCGATAAGAAGAGAAACGGACGGGTTTGAAGAGTTCGAATTCTTGACCTCAGCGAAGAAGACTTATGAAATGTTGTTGAAACAGTACGAAGGAAAAGTGTTGGTCATCAATACCGAGAAGCCGATAGAGAAGAACGTAAAGAGGATTGTTGATTTCTTATCTTTGTGATGAAACAGGACCCTGTGATGCAACAGGACCTAATCCAAAATCGGATAAGTTATAAACGGTTCCATGTACGGTGCCGTTCCCCCTAAAAGCGGTTCGTCTCCTGCTCAATTGGTCTTTTAAGAACTTCTTTACTCCGCTTCTTGGGTGAATCTCAGCATAAGCCTCTGCCTGGCTATCAAACAAAGAGATAGAACTATCGAAAGCCTGTCTTACCTGGTACTTCCGATACATTTCCTGAACCTTCGTAATCATCTCTTTTGGGAAGATCCAATCATCCCATAAAACAGGGGGTTTTGTTGGGTAAACCCCGCCTCCTTGAACAATGGCATCACACAACATGAATATTGTGCATCCAGAGGGGTCTGCCATCCTGTAAGCGAAGTCCGTAGCTGCGGGGAGTACCCTGGTCTCAAAATACCACAACTGTCCCACAGCGCCTTCAGGAGTGCCATACCATTCAGCAGGGTCAGCAAACCCAAACTTCTTCTTCATTAACTGAAGAGACCCGTGCCGATTATGCTGCATTACTCCCCAATTCGCACCGGCTCCGTCATCAATGGTTGTAGTTCTTCCCCAGGCATTTTTGCAACAATCCGGTGTTCCAACTTCGAAGCAAGCAATAACCTCCAAGATCTTGTATTTTAAATCCATGTCGGGATACATGAGTTGAAGGGATGCATTATCAGCAATGCCTGTTTCTTTTAACCCTTTACTTTTCTGCCATACAGACACAGCGGATTCTGTTTTTCCTCCAAAAAATCCATCAATGTCAGTTCCGACCACTTGTTGAATCCCCATAACCATGGGACGATTGATTCCTTTTTTGTAAATCAGTTTCATGATGATCTCCTTCGCCTTAAGTAGATGAGAGGCGGTGTGAAAAGCGTTAACCTCACCTGAAAAGAAGTAATAAAGAGCTATTTTCTCCGAAAACTGTTAAATTCTGATAGTTTCTGGAGGAGATCAGGTTTCAGAAAACGTCTATACTTAATTTCGCGATGACGATAGGCATACCCGAATTCGATATGGTTCTTGAGGCTTCTCGGCATCTACAGGAGACTGAAGTGCGTCGTGCCCAGTTAGTTGAAGATTTGAAAAGCGTTGATGCAGAAGAGAAATTCTGGAGAACGGAACTTTATCTTCGTATCCATCGGCTGAATTCGGCGACAAATACATCGTCCCCGAAAATTTCCCCTTGATTTTCTGATCCGTACCTGCTACAACATTAACATGCTGGTACGAGACCAGCGATGAGAGAGAAAAATTGCTGAACTGCGTTGGCGTTTAGCAAAAGTTATTCTTGACATAAACGATAGTTGGTTGTGGTTTTGTCCCTGGATGGCGTAACTGGTAAACGCTGCGGACTTAAAATCCGCTGGCCTTCGGGCTGTGCTAGTTCAAATCTAGCTCCAGGGACCGAAGAACACCATAAGGAAAGTCATTTCATTTCTATCTTCTGATTTGAGAGGATTTTCCTTATGGCCTTCTTTCTTTTCTTTTTATGTCGCCTTGGTGTAAATTTTTCTGTGTTTTTAGGTATTTCACAGAAAAAGTAGCATCCTCACATTCCGTGGGAGGTCTGGGTCAAATCCAGAGGCGGCTCTATGCCACAAAGGTGTTTTTCTGCACATACAACAGCCTCACCGATTCTTCGGTGCGGGTGTGTAGAAATGGTATGCACGCCCGGCGACTCTCCTGTCACTGCCGGGAAGAGAAGGTTCAAATCCTTTATGTGGCGCGAATTATCTGAGTGTAGCCTAGCTGGCCGATGGCGCTTGCTTTGGGAGCAAGAATTTTCAACGCAGGTTCAAATCCTGCCACTCAGACAACTCTTTAGTGGCCACTAAAGAATATTCACGCGAAGAAACCGACCCTAACAATGCCATCCGGTTGTAGACGGGAACCATTAGATAAAGGCGTACATTGAGCGTGGAGATTCGTCTATTTGGTGTAAACGGTAGCACGTCGCATTATGCGAAAGAGCGGTTCAACTCCGCAAGACGATCCAATGTATAATGGGGATGTGGTCTAACAGTATGGCTCCGGATTGTCGATCCGGTCGGTGCGGGGGCGGAACCCGTCATCCCCGCTGTGTCTAATGGGCTGGTAGCATAAACAATCATGTTGAGAGAACCTCAACGCCCGGTAATGCGCCAAGATTCATGAGTCTTGGAGATGCTGGTTCGAATCCAACCCTGCCCCCTGTGCTCATCGTACAAAGGCAAGTACTACGGGTTGTGGTCCCGTAAATATGGGTTTGATTCCCATTGGGCACCCTGATGATGGTAGAGATAGGAAATGGAAATGGGTACTGCCCAATCAATTCGCGTTAGTTGTTTGGGGTGTTACTTTACCTCTGTCAACCATTTCCGAATGTGGTAGCGATGGTGTACCTGTGACAGCAGAATTATGCACCAAGTCTCCATCTGAATCGGGGGCGAAATGGGGGTAATTGCCCAAAGTAGCCCTTCTTTTTATTTGCCCCTGTAGCCTAACGGTAAGGCACCGCACCTGTAATGCGGAAATTTAGGGTTCGATTCCCTACACGGGCTCCGCATTGAATTAGCAAGCGTTAGTATGGCGACCAGTAGTTCCCCGGCAACATGTGGCCACATGACCGGCACGAGGTCTAAGCGAACCTACCCTTGGCGCGCTTGTAATGCCGTACTTGACCTGTAACCAAGATACCGGGTTGATTCGGCTATTCAATGCATTATCCCGCCATGGCGAAATTGGCGATACGCGCTAGGCTTAGGACCTAGTGGGAAACCGTGAAGGTTCGACCCCTTCTGGCGGGACTGTGTTTTTGTGTTTTTGGCGGGAAGCACCCGAGGGGGTAGTTGGTCCTGAAAACCATGCCATCTGTGAAAGGATGAGGGTTCGACTCCTTTTCCCGCCGCCTACCTTTGTTTACAATGTAGTATAATCTACCGAAAGGATAAATCATGTTCAAGATTACTGTTAAATATGATGGTGCGTACCCAAATTTGTGCGCGGGTAAATTAATTGTCACCATTGAGGACAAGGTATGGGTATTCCCAGATTATTGTTTGTCGTCGGGTGGTTCGGTAAGTTTTGATGAGGATTGGAATCCAGAGGTCACCGAGGGTTTCTGGAGCATCAGTCAGTGGCCCAAGGACTTCCCGGAACTTCTCAAGGATGATGTGACATATGCCGTAAATTCCAGCATTCCATATGGATGCTGTGGCGGGTGTATCTGAAAGGATCAAAAATGTCCCACAACGATGTATTATTTTCCGTTCATGACTATGATCAAGATGGAGATGTCCACGAAAGAGGGATTTACCTTCACTTCGGCGAAACCCGCATTAAAGTAGCGGATAATTTGAAAGAGTTTGAAGAATTTGTGAAGTGTATAAGCGATATGGTAGATGAAATTCGCGACAATTATCCCCTTGACAAATGAGTCATAATCCGCTATGGTTATGCAGGAGACAAAGATGGACAACATTCTGATTCAGAACTTAATTAATGCTCGTAATGCTTTGTTTGCCGCCACTAATTGCGGATTGGTGTTTAACCCAGATAACATTGTTCCAAGATTCGACTTCATGCTGGATCATTATTGGTGCGACCTAGAGGATGAATTAATATTTGCTCCAGACTTGGATCACTTTACCGACAAATGTTACTCTCGCAGGGAGTATAATTCGCAGGTTGACCGTGAAAGCGCTGTATATATTGGCGAAGAATTGTCAATAGTTAGTTGTGAAAATGACACATGCCCAGGCTTCTTTTATGTGTTTCTGACTGTGAATCGCGGCAAAAGAGAAGTGGCAAAGTATTTGATCAGTGATGGATATAGCCCTCCGGGGTAGATGTAGTATAATGTATGCGAGTGTGGTGGAATGGCCTACACGGCAGACTCAAAATCTGTTGCCATTTATTTGGCATGAGGGTTCGACCCCCTCCACTCGCACGATGCTCAAGCAGTGAGTCAAGGGTTCACGAGCAGGTAACGGCACCCACTTGCCGTCAGACCACCCTTGCAACGCGCGTGAAGGTCTTGTTAAGTTAACGCAGTCCATCCTATTTTTAGTTATGGCTGACAATGACATGTGGATTATTGCGGGATCGCCAAGTAGTAAGGCAACTGGCTCATAACCAGTCCATTCGGGAGTGCGACTCTCCCTCCCGCAACACTACCGCTGATGATAATGCGTAATTCGATGAGGTAGCACCTTGTCGCGCCTCTAATCATTAAGTAGTCGGTGCTTGACTGATAAATCTGGTGTACTGTAGATCTGGTGACGACGAGCAGTATATCATGTATGATGGATAACGGACGGATCCTGTTATTCAAAGTACGGTTGAGGCACACTTTTAGACCGGTAGCTCTGCATGACTTGAAAACCCTGCAAGCCTCTCAACGATGCTCAAACCGCGACCTGAATGATTACAGGTATCGTCCAGGAGACGTCCTGGAAATGGGATTTCCGTGTATAGCCACGGATTCATTTGGCCTTGTATCCTAATGGACAGGAGCCGGTTTCCTACACCGCGATATGAAGGTTCGATTCCTTTCGAGGCCGCAAGTCTTGGTAGCCTAAAGGACAGGCAACGGATTTCTAATCCGTCTTATATAGGTTCAACTCCTATCCAAGGCGCAAAGAAAATTCGGGCCGATAGTTTAGCAGCAAAAACGGAAGCCCTTTAAGCTTCTTACCGTAGGTGCAAGTCCTACTCGGCTCACTGAGTTTCTTAAAGAAAGGTAAATATCATGAAAAAACTACGAGTGTGGTGGATTCCGCAAATTCCGATGGTCCCTTTTTATGTCAATGTCGCCACTGTTGAAGAGGGCGTAAAAATCATGGATGTGTTGGCAGATTATGATTTGTTCCAATTTGAAAATAATATCAAACCAGACTATTCCAATGTTGGTGGACTAGAACAATTTGCCGAAGATACTAATGAATGGGAAACTTGGTATGATGAAGAATCTGGTGAAGACGACCCATGTGTCTATTTGGAAAACGTGAGTTGCTCACCATCAGGCCATTAATCGGGCCATAATAGCCCAATATGCATTTTTGACTTGACAACAGTCGCAAATTGGGCCATAATGACTTGAAAGGTGGTTGTGATGAAACTTCCAAAACATAAAATCATATATTATCATGTACAGAAACCGACTCGTTTTAAGGCTTTCGACATCATTGTTGATTCTGATAAGGTTGTAAAAGGTTTTGTTGTTAAGGAAAATAACTGGGTTGGTGTATTTTTTCAAGGCGTATGGGACTGTGGCATACATGATTTCAAATACCATGCGTTTAATCTTGAGAAAGGATACACTATTGGTGGTCAGGCATATTTCTTCAATAAGACAACAAAAGAATTGTTGATGATTATTGGTGGAGACACTGATCCGGTAAAGTTGCGCAAAATGAAGAAAATGTGTTCAGATAATGCTTATAAGGTATTGGTAGATTTTATGGCACTGCCGCCAGACAAACAAGATTGGTGCCGCGCTTAAATAAGAGGTTAGTTATGGGTGTTGTTCATATTCCCGGTAAACCATGTATTGAAAATAATCCAGACGGATCGGTGAATATTCATTATCCAGTTCAAACGCTGTACACTTTTGGCGATGTAACTAAAATAAACTATGCTGCTGTATTCAAAGGTCAAAAGTGGTGTAGTTGTTGTGATGATCCCCGTGAAGGCGATGAGCCAAATGAAGAGTTATGCTGGGGATGCTATTGCGAGTCAATAGAAGATTATGATGATGACGAATAGGAGGCCACAATGACTGTTGATGATTATCGAATTCTTAAGCGCGAATATGGTGATGGACGAGTCGTGTATGTAGTTCAAAATAAGGAGTACCCAGATTATTCTTGTGCGAGTGCATATTGGGCCGACTTCAAAGAGCGTCTAAGCGTGGAAGAAGCGCGAGATGAATTAAATAAAATACTAAAGAATATGATTATTCGGGAAATGGTGCTGAAATGAATATTGAAACTTTTATACAAAACACGAAGGGTACAAGATCCTATAATAGAGGTTTTAACGCAGGTAGAAAATCCGGTGAAGAGAAAACGAAAGCAGAATGTATCGCTATGGTTGATGAGGCGTTAGTTTGTGCCGAGGATCCCAAAATAAAAGAATTTATTAAAGCTCTACATTCAAGGATGTGTGATATAGTTATTAGGGAGGGATAAATGAGTATTGATTCCTTTATCAGAAACGCGAAGGACACCAGACATTTTAACAATGGGTTTAATGCAGGAGTTTCGGTTGGTCGCGGTCGTTGTAAGGACCAGTGCTTCCAGTTGATCAAAGAGGCTTGGGCCACCGCCGAGGACGATTTATCAAAAGAACTTCTGCGCGTTCTCCTAGAACAATTGGAGTCTATGGTTATTAAAGAGGGATAATGGGTGGCGCATGATTTACGTAATTTGGCACGAATATTATTCAGATATGATTGACGGTAATAAAAAGGTAATTGATTATTATACAACAAGCAACGAAATGGCTGTTGAGTATTGCAAAAAGAGAACAGAAGAAACCAAAGATTATTACTCATATAGCTGCGTAGAAGAATTGTCAACGGGGCTGTAACTCAATGAGAGAGTGTTGCCTTTGCACGGCAAAAGTTGAGGGTTTGACTCCCTCCAGCTCCACACATTGTAACGAAAGGTGGGATAATATGGTATCCAAGAATAAATTTTTTGACAAATCTAAATTACCCGATAATGTTGTGGGATATGAATACATGGAAGACACCATTCTTCCTTTCTTGAAAAAAATTATCAAAGTGTCCAAATTATTTGACGGGAAGATGTGCCGGTTCTTCTGTGAACCTATCCGAGACAAGAAGAAGAAAAACGAGTTTGGCTACCCCAAAATTTATGACTATAATGGGTCGTTAATAATTGGTGGGTTCTTGGATGATACAGGGATAGACAACCTTCATGATGGATACTTGAAGTATGAGGGCGTAGTTTATTGGTTCAACAGTAAAAATATGTCAGTAGAAGTCAGGACAAAGTTTGAATGGATGTCTGATAATTTAAAAGCACAACTTGGTGTGATTGAAACAAACCTCAATGAGGTTTATGAGTTCCTCTCGTTCTTGGAACATAAATGCGTCAAGTTGTATATTGTAAGTCAATATAATGTTGTTGCCGTGTTTCCAGATGGAACATTGTATGAATTAGGGCGTGATTCTCATGATTTTTATCTTGGAGACTTCATCAACCCAAGTACCAGGATTGTTGATACGAAGAACCTAGAAAAGGACGATGTTATTAAAAATTATAAGTTGCTGGAGTCGTTTGCAAACGATTACGGACAGTTTCGCCCCAAAATGCGTGAAGAGTATGAGGAATTTAAGAAAGCGAGACGAGAAAAGTTGAACGAGTAGTACCCGCTCTGCGTAAGCATCGGGCTTAACTAGGTGCGTGAGCGTTGTGCTGGTGTATTCAGTAGACAACGAAACCGCTGCCCATGGGAATTTGACCGTATGTGTGGATTAGTAATACACGCCACACCGGATCCCCATAAGCCTAGACCTTTATGTGTTGGAGGCTCGACACATAATTCACGAAGGGGTGGCTGAGAGGCTGAAGGCACCGCGCTGTAAACGCGGATCGAAAGACACGTTGGTTCAAACCC